GCGACAAGGTGCGCAGCATCCTCAAGGAGCTGGAGAAGGCCGGGTATCTGGCCGTGGACCAGGCTCGCAAAGGCGGGGCGTTCGCCGGCACGGCCTACACCGTCAGTGAACAACCCACCACCGTGTCACCGCAGACGGATTTGCCGGCGCCGGCAAAAGCGGCCCCGGCAAAACCGGCGACGGCTAAGCCGGCGACGGCAAAGGCGGCGCCGGCAAATCCCCCCCTAATAAAGAATGATTTTAAGCAACTGCCTGAAGATGCAACAAAGACTGAAGTTTCCGAGGTGCCGCCGGCTTCGCCGTCCACACCCGGGCAGGGTGTCGTTCCGGTGCTGGACATTCCCCGTGTGGTCATTGCCGAGGACATGCCCGGGCCACGCGATGCCTCCTGTGTCACCTACAAGGCGTGGACGAACTACGCCTATGCCTATCGCTCCCGTTATCACGAATGGCCGGTGTGGAATCAACGAGTCGCCGGGCAGGTGGCCGCCTTGGTCAAACGCCTGGGCATCGAGGTCGCGCACCACGTCGCGGCGTTCTACGTGAAGATCGACGATGCCTACCTGATCAAGGACTGCCATTCGCTGAACCGGTTGCTGGCCGGCTGCGAGGCCTACCACACGCAATGGAAGACCAACCGCCCCGTCAACGGCACCACGGCGCAGCAGATGGAGCGCAAGCAGGCGAACAGGACGGCGGCGCAGGACGCGGCAGCCATGTTCACCACAGGGACAGGGAGTCAGACGAATGAATTTCTGTGAACGCATGGCCCCCGACCAGCTTGCCCGGCTGGCCGTCGCGATCTGTTCAACGGCCGAAGTCATGGGGCAAACCCTGACCGCTGACGCGGCCGCGACCATGGCCGACGACCTGGCCAACTACGCGCCCGACGACGTGGCCCGGGCACTCAAGGCGTGCCGGCGTGAACTGACGGGCCGGCTGACCCTGGCCGCGATCCTTCAACGGGTACAAGCAGCGGACGGGCGCCCGGGCAAGGACGAAGCGTGGTCGATTGCCTTGGCCGCGTGCGACGAGTACGACACGGTGGTGATGACCGACGAGGTTCAACTGGCGATGAGTGCGGCACGGCCGGTGCTCGATGCCGGCGACAAGATCGGCGCACGGATGGCGTTCATCAGCGCCTATGAGCGGCTGGTACTGGAAGCCCGGGCCGAAGGTCGTCCGGTCAAGTGGAACGTGTCGATTGGTTACGATGCCGGCCGGCGCGTTACCGCCGTGACCGCTGCCGTGCAGATGCGGCGCATTCCCCTGGAGCGTGGCCAGTTGTTGCTGGCCGACCTGAGCCATGAACCGATTACGGCGGATGGCCGGGCCTTGGCCGGGTTGTTGACAGGACCGGACGTGATGCCGGAATCGGCGGTGGTGCGTGAAAGGTTGCGCAGCATCAAGGCGCAGCTCAACGAAATGCACGAAGCGACCGAAGCCCGCCGACAGGCGATGAAGATCGCCGCTGCCGATGACCTGGCCGAGCGCTTGGCGTTATTGAGCCGGCAAGCGCAGAGCCAGGCTGACAGCCCTGAAACGACGTGGGAGGACATGCCAACGTAGCGGGTGCGCACTTGCGTGGCGTATACGCGATTACAGCGCGTCCCACCGGCAGGGTGCCAAGTGGGACGTTGGCCACGACTCAAAAGCCGCACCGCGCCTCAAGTGCCAGGCAATCCGCTTCGGCTTCGGCGTAGGCCTCGGTGTGCGGTTCCAGCAGATTGGTGGCAATGGCGTGGATGGCGGTGTCGAAACCGTCAGCGGCGCCCAGCGCTTGAACGGCGAGCTGGTACAGGCGATCGCGCTTGAAACCACGCTTGATGATTTCAATCAGGATCAGCTCCACGGCGTAGGTCCGGTCCTGTTGCGCGGCGAGGTGGTCAACGACGCGGCTGACAAACTCGTCGTGTGTGGCCACGACCTTCGAGCGGCCGTAGGCATTCGGGATCGTGACGTTGCCCTGGTCGAACAGCGACTCGATGCCCGATTGCAGCCAATCGTCAACGTCGACCCGTTCCCGGAAGTCGGGCGGATCGTCGGGGATTAGGGAATCCCAGTGCCATTGGGCGCGGGTAAGAGCGTTCATGGTTATCTCCTTGCGGGGGTGATGTTGTCGAGGTAGTCCATGCAATAGGCTTCGGCTTCCTTGCACTGCTGGGGCTCAAACAGCCCGAAATGGCATTCTTCGCGGCTGATGCGCATCTTGTCGGCGAGCCACTGATAGGCCTGCGAGCGGCCCATATGCTTGTCGCGCCAGATGGCTTCAAAGGTGCGCTTGCAGGTGTTGCGCGCTTCGCGGGTGCGCTTGTCGGCCAGCGTTCCAAGGGGCAGGTCGGTGTCAGGATGCAGACCGACGTAGGAGTGACAGCCGCCGCAGAAATACGCATACGGCCAGTCGCCGTAGGAGCGGCCGTTGTAGATCACGCTGTTTTCGACCAGCTCCACGGTTTCGGCGCAAAAGCGGCAGGTGGTCGGGATCGGCAGGGGATCGGGCACGCGAGCCAGGGCGCGACGGCTGACGTGCGGCAGCGGGAACGGCGGCGTGAGTTTGTCCGGGTTGTTGACGCGGGGATCGGTGCTCATGGGATACCTCAGTGTGGTTTCAGGAAAGCGCACTCGGAGAATGCGCAGACCTCAAACGCCTTCAGGTCAAGCCAGCCACAGCGCGAGCAGGCTTATTACCCCGGCGACGATCGCCAATCTACGCAGGGTTCTTTTCAGCGAGCGGCGACGTGGCGGCATCGCGACAGAGCACGGGATGATGTCCGTGCGGCCGATGCGGTATCCATGCCGGCGCCAGTAGTTCAGCCAGTGGACTTCCATTTTCGAGCATTTCATTGCCTGGGTTTTCATGATGATGCCTCTCTTTCGTGGGTGTTGGTTCTATTACTGTAGAAACATAATGCCACTGGTTCAATAGTAGAACCACAAAAAAACACGAAATAGCGCAAAGAATTTGCGAAGGCCATTCAGGCGAAGGCGAAATTGTGTTAGGGTGTGCCCTGTCTTGGACGGTAAACCTTGGCAGTCCGTCGACAGCCTAAGTGGTTGTCCGTGCAATGGCGAAATGGTGCTAGGGTTTGCAATGTCTCAGGCATTCCGCCTGGGCTTTGGGATGTGAGGGAATACCATGGGTCTTTGGGGCGCACTGTTGGGTAACAGCTTCAAGAAAAAATCCGCCGAAGTTCAGGCCGAAATGGCCAAGAAGGTGAACCGCGATTTGGTTCAAGCGGGCATCTACGGTTGCTTCTACGTCGCCTCGGCTGATGGCGAACTGGAAGAGTCGGAAATCAAGAAAACGCAGAAGCTGATCAGCAATGAGCCGCTGATGAAGGGCTTTGGCGCCGAAGTCGGGCAACTGATTACTGAGGCGGAAAGCTCCTACGTCGACGGTGGTGCGCGCATCATCCAGCGCCGGGCGAAGAAAGAGCTGTCAGACTTGGCGCACGATCCCGAGCAGGCCGACATCGTAATGACCATCATCTGCACCGTGGCAGACGAGGGTGGTATCGGTGACGCCGAACGCGCAGCGCTGACCAACTGCGCCGAGTGGATGAACCTGAGCGCCAAGGACTACATCTGAATGCGCGACAAGGTGCGCCAAGTCGCCGCCTTCGGCTTAGCCGGGGGCGTGGTGCTGGTCGATTCCGCCAGTCGCTTGCTCTCAATGTGCTTTGACCTGGTACTGGTCGTTCTGCTGTTGATAGTCTTGTTGTACCGCCGTAAACGCTGACCCCGCCAAGTGCCCGCCCGTGCGGGAAACCTACAAGGAACACGACGATGGAGAAGAACCCCACCATCACAGTCAGCGATTGTGGACTGCCCTATGACTATGAAGACTTCGGCATGGACATCCCTGAGCTGCAAGCCAAGTACGTCGAAGAACACCCGGAATACACACGGGCAGCGTTTGCAAACGCGAAGGACGACAGCGATTACTGGACGTGGGTACTCAAGGGCATTGCGCAGGACGACGAAGACTATTAATCCGCCACTAGTACAATGGATGGCTGAGCAATGGGCGTTGCTCATTGAGCACGGCCTGATAAAACCTGAACACCGACCGGACGTTGATATGAACCACCAACCCAAAGGCGGGATGTGTGGCACTTGCGTACATGCGTTACGCAATTGCAGCCACTTGCCGTTTAATACCATGCCGCCACTGACCCGCGATGCGCAGACGGTGATTGTCCGTTGCACAGAGTTTGAGCGGCGCAAATAACAACCTGTAAACAATTCGTACACATGAGAGGCAAGTCGGTAATGAATGAACCGTGGAACAACGACGTGACGAGCTATAGGGCTCGCCTGATGGAAATGGTGCCGAGCGATCAACTACCGTTCGCCGAGTTTGAATTGCGCATGTTGCTGACGACGGTTGAAACCGACCACCTACGCGACATCCACACCAACTGGCGGCCGATCGCCGACGAGCGCAACAAGCTGCGCGCCGAGCTGATCGCGCTGTCACAGCCGGCACCGGCTCCGGCCGCTGAACCGGCCGAAAGCCGCCGAGGCGCACGCACCAAGGCGGAATTGCTGCAAAGGCAGTTGGACGAGCTACAGAAGAAGTACGCGGAACTTGAAAAGGGGCCGGTCAAGAGTGGCAACGAAGACGACAGCCCGCGCTTTAAAGCCCTGAGTCATGAGCACAAGACCTTGCAGACCAACCACACCGGATTGCGCGAGCGTCACCAGAAGTTGCATGAGGACTATTCCGACCTGGAGGCCAAATACAAAGCGCTGCAAATTGCGTGCGGTGAGGTCGAGGCATGAAACTAACGGCTGCCATACCCCACAGCGCGGCATCCATTGTCATGCCCGACCCCGTGGCACAAGCCCGACTCGATGCGTTCGCTCTGGACAATGGCCAATTGCAAGTGGTCCACGCGGACTTCTACCGGCAGTTCCCCCAAGAACAACTGTCAGTGTTTGGCCACCGTCATGCTGCCTACGTGCTACCAACGTGGGAACTGATCACCAAGTTGGACGAGCTGATCAAAGAAGTCAGCCCGAGCCGGTCGGCTATCGAAATCGGCGCCGGTAACGGCCTGCTGGGCATGGCGCTGGGCATTCCTTGCACCGACAGCCATATGCAAACCCGTCCCGAAATTCAGGAACTCTACGCGACCATGGGCCAGCCGCTCGTTACCTACGGCGAACACGTTCAGAAGCTGGACGCGCTGGAAGCCGTCGAGCATTGCCGGCCCGAGGTGGTCGTCGCGGCGTGGGTCACGCACTTGTACAACGTCAACGAATCGCACCGGGGCGGCAATATGTGGGGCGTCGATGAGGTGCTACTGCTGAGCAAGATCAAGCGTTACATATTCGTTGGTAACGCTGGACCGCACGCCCTTAAACCCTTGCACAGCCTGCCGTCGACCGGCATTCACGTTGACGGCCTGTTTTCCCGAGGGGCCAACGCGAATGGCAACGCCATATGGGTGTGGGACAACCCGGACTACGCGCCATGAACCTCGCCAAGTACGTGAGCTGGGACACCATCCTTTCGGTCGCTGGTGGCCTGATGGCGGGGCTAGCCATTGGTTCGGAATACGGCTGGGTCGGTGGCTGCTGGGCAGGGACCGGGGCGCAATACCTGATCCACAACTTCATCGTCCTGAACCGGATTGAGCGCAATCAACAGGAACTGATGCTGCGCGTTCGCTTGCACGACAGCATGGAAACCCTGGTGAACAAGCTGGAAGCCCTACGCAAAGAGGCAGAGCTGAACAATGAACGGCAGCCTTGAGGACATCGTGGCCCAGCTCCACGCGCTGGCCTCTGACCGCAAGCCCGGCGAGCTGGTGCGCAAGCACCTGTACGCGCCGGATATTCACCTGTACGTGCGCCTTGGCCCGCGCCTCTGTGCCGGGCGAATGCTGGACAGCCTGGTGATTGCGTCCGTCGAAGTGAACGAAGACAAACAACGGCAAGGCCTGTTCACCGCGCTACTGCGTCGGCTGGAAACCGATGTCCCGTCGCTGGACCTGCAAGCGGTGATGGTCGAAAACATCGGCAATCCGCACCTGCGCGCTTACCTGCAACGGATTGGCTACCAATCGGCCGGCTTGCACCCTGACACCCTTTACAAGGAGAGCCCATATGAATGAGCTACCGGAAGCGTGGAAGCCGCGCTATTGGATGCTGGACGGGCACACGCCGGTTGGCACGCAAGACCTGTATGCGTGGGCTGAGTTCATGCAAGGCGGAAAAAGGGCAGTGGGTAAGGCCCACGACCCCGAGCGTGACATCCTTGTGTCCACCATCTTCCTTGGCCTCGATCACGGCTACGACGGCGGCCCGCCGATTCTGTTTGAAACCATGATCTTCGGCGGCCCGCACGACGACTATCAGAAGCGCTATCGCACCTGGGACGAAGCCGAACGCGGCCACGCCGTAGCGTGCGAACTGGCGGGGTTTCGCGGAGAGTGCGCCTTTGAAGCCTAAGCGCGATCCCTACATCGAGGCGGCGTTGAGCGATCCCGACAACCGCTTTATGGCGTGGCGGCAACTGGACGACGGCACCTACATCGCTTTGACATGCCTGATCACCACCATCGGCCTGTGCATCGACGTTGACCGCACGGGTTACGCCCAGCGCTATTGCTTCAAAGACCCAACCACGGCCTTCGGCGAATACATGGACCTGAAAACCCGCGACGACGTGCCGAGCGGCTGGGTGGCCCGTAGGCCGGAACTACCGGAAGACATAGAAGCCAAAGCCAAGCCCAACTATGACCCGAGCCAGTTCTGGCCCAAGGAGAAAGACGATGACGCCATACAATGACCCCGCCGTCGCCATCAGCATCAGCATGGCCGAGAAGGACGAAACCCTTTTCGAGGACTCGTTCGACGCGCTGTACAAGGCCAACTTGCAAAATGCCAGTCGCCAAGAATTGTGTTTGGTGTTGGGCATGGCAGTCGGCACAATGGTCCGGCTACGTGCGCGCATCAAGGAACTGGAGCAACAACTGAATGGCACAAGAAATTAAGCTCCCCGAGCTGGTGAACGCGCAGGCCATGGCGCGCAAGTACCCGGAAACCTTCTTTGTGCCGGCGCCTCATCGCCTGGACGAACTGCAACCGGGCGACACGGTGATGATCGGCAGTGCCGGCGTGTTCACGAACGATCCACAGGAACGCTTCCGGTGCGTGCTGGTTCGCCGCGCCGAGGATGGCGAGTGGATTGCCGAAGTCAAAAACCACCTGTATTTCAGCCACGTCCACAGGCTGGCATGGGGCGACTTGGTGAAGTTCAGCACAGACCATATCCACCAGATCGAGGGCGATCCTGATGACCAACCATGACCCGCTGACGATGTGGACGATCTATCACTTTCCCACCACGGGGCAGTACGTCGTGAAGCGCTGGCTTGTGACGAGCGCGCCGGAACCGGTGTTGACGAGTGACGTACACACCGCCGATTCGCTCGAAGCGATCCGGCGCAAGATTCCGCAGGGGCTGTACTGCCAGCCGCGCTATGAGCACGACGACCCCAGCATTGTCGAAACCTGGTTCTAATCGTAATTACGATTTAATAATTAATAATTAATAGAGAGGCGACGGGAATGCCAGACATCAAAAGCACCCTGATCATCGGCGCCAAGCCATCGGATAAAACGCTGTTGAAAGCGCAGAAAGCGTTGGGACTGGCACCCGATCAGGCAATGGAGTTCATGGTGTTTGAGGTCGAATACGACCACGACACCTATTACTGCTGCTGGTCGGGTGGCTACATGGAAAACGGTGAACCGTTCATGACCCCTGCCGGACAGGCCGCGTTTGAAGCCCTGGCCAACCTCCCGTTCGGTCAGAAGCGTCTGATCATCCAGGAGCTGAAGTTGGGCGAAACGCCACTGCAAGACAAGATCAAAATGACACTGACCCGGGCGAATGCGGGCGACAAGATTTGTTTCTTCGGCGACATGGCCGGCGAGCTGGACGGGCATATGTCGCCTGCCTTCAACCTGCAACCCAAGCTCAAGAACATCGCGCATTAAATCGTAATTCGTAATTACCAATTAATAGTTAATAATTAATAGCAGAGGGCCATCCATGAACGAACAGCTTAAAGACGACCCAGTAGCCCGCGAAAAGCTACTGCGTGCCAGGGCCGAAGTGAACGCCATCCTGGCCAAGTACGACATCGCCGGGTTTGTGGTCATGCACGCCGCGCCGAACGCCAGTGAAGTGATTTGCCACCTTGAGCCCAGCTATTCGGTGGTCAAGATTCTAAAGGGCCAAGCCGTCATCCGCTCCAAGTTGGAAGACTACAACGGTGACAAAGAGGCCCAACGGCGCGACCTCACCGCCTCGGTGAACATGGCCAGCTCGTTGTTTGAACTGACCGCACACACGGCCATGATGCTGGGCAATCTATCGAAGACGCTAGACAAGCTAACCCACGCCGGCCACACCGAAATGACGCAGATCAAGCACAACTGAGGATGTCGTAATGGCCCTGTACCTGAGTGACCACCACGCATACGTCCTGGAACACGCGCAAATAGATCAGGCCAAGTTGCTGGCCGAGCTGAACGAAATGCTCAAGCACTTCAAAGGCGAGGCCGAGGCCGGGAGTGCCAGTGATTTGGAGCTGATTGAACTGGTAGACGCAGCGTTTGAATCGGTGTATTCCGCGACCAGCGCCCTGCGCCTTGTCCGTGAATTCAAAGAAGACACCCCGAACTGACAAAGGATTGCCATGCAACTGACCCGCAACCAGCGCCGGCAGATGGACAAGAACAACGCTGAGTGGCCGCTTTTCTTGCAGAAGGTGCCCCCCGAGCAGTGGCCCAAGGGCCAGCATCAGCCGCTGGAAGTCTGGCGATCGCGGGGTTTCCTGGTGCAGGTCTGCGCCGAGCCGAACGGCTATGAGCGCATGAGCGTGTGCCGGACCACGCACGCCGGCCCGAGCTGGGACGAGCTGATCACTTGGGAAGAGCTGATGGTGCTCAAGCGCGAATGTGGCCGTGGCAACAAAGACGCGCTGGAGGTGTACCCGGCAGACCAGGACATCGTGAACGTGTCGAACATGCGCCACCTGTTTTTTCCGCCCGAACCCGTCAGCTTCAAGTGGAGCCGCACATGAGCATGTTAAAAGGCACTGATTCGCGCACAGCAGACAAGTTCGTTATTCGCCTGCCCGAGGGGATGCGCGCCAAGATGGACCTTGCCGCGTGGAATCTGTACATGAGCATGAACAGCTTTGTCATCACCGCCATCGCCGAGAAGCTGGACCGCGATCAACGCCAGGAGCTGCTACTCGATGCTCTTGTTGCAGCGGCAAAGAAGGCGGCCCCCACAACCCAAAACCCTGAGAGCTGACCCATGGACGAATATGTTTACACCGCCAATGGCGCCCAAGAAAAAATCACCAGTTTTTTCGACAGTTTTTGGCCCGAGGGCACGAAGGAATGGGACTGGAAAGAAACCTTGAAGCGCGCACGTTTCGAGCACGCTTTTAGTTTGGGCGAGGATTTAGCCGCTTTGCAGATCGAGTTTTATGTGACGCAAGACCCGGCGCCTGCGTACCGTTACTACGCTTTCGCCGGACTCAACTACGGCGGAACCGGTTCTATCGTTTATTTCATGTTCATGACGCCCCTTACTGCGCTGGACTTCCTGCGTAAATACGCGCCGACTGCCCGCACGATTAACAAAATTCAAGATGAACAAGAGGCCGTTCGCCATGGCCAAACCCGTTAAGGCACCACCGCCACCGCCGATTGACTGGCCACGCTCCGATCCCGCCGAGCTGGCCAAGTTCGACCCGGACAGCAAGACTTGCAGCATGAATTGCGGCCGGCACAGCAAAGACCCGCGCAGCTACGCCGAGCTGAAGTTCCAGTGCGGTGACTGTTATGAGTGACGTTCCCATCGAACCAGCGGGCTACACCTATGGCGTGAATGTCGTCCAGATCGAAGACCTACGGGTGGCCAGAGGCATGACGCGCCGCCCCGAGTCCTCCTGCCGGCATAAGCAGTTGGTCTATGACGACAAGGAACGGCGCGTGTGGTGTAGCGACTGTAAGGTCGAGGTTGAAGCCTTTGACGCCTTCAAAGGGCTCGTTGAAGTGTTCGCCGCTGGCATGAGCCGGATCAACCGACGCGCCGCCGAACTGGCCGAGGCCGAGAAATTCCAGATCCGCCGTCGAGCGGCGAAGGTGATGGACGAAGCATGGCGCAGTACGAAGATGGCCCCGCTCTGTCCGCATTGCTCGAAAGCGATTCTGCCTGAAGACGTCATAGGGGGGTTGGGTAGTGCGTCCAAGGAGCTGGTGATGGCTGCGCGCAAACGGGAGCGCGACAAGCCCCGTTGACACCACACGCGAATGTTCTAAGCTCCGCATGGGCTTCCAACCTGCTGCAAAGGACGTTAGAGCGTCCTCCCCCCCAAAAACCCCCGGCATTCACAGTGCCGGGGGTTTTTCTTTGCCTGCAATTCGCCACAACCATTAAATCGGCGCATTTAGTGGTTGTCGCCATAGCACACCAGGGCAAACCATAGTCATACCTTTTTTTGGTCCGTTGGGCTTTTGCTTTGCCAGCGTTCAAGCTACGTTTAGACGGTAGCGTGACGACAATAGAACAACAGAGGGACACGTTGTGACCGAGAGAATCGACGAATCCACACGGGAACTGGCCGAGTTCAAGCACTACATGGCGGCCAACCCCATGGCGACCTACTGGAGCACCTGGCAAGCGCGGGCCAACCTCGACACCCAGTACAAGGACTCGAATGAACTGAGCCCCGCGTACCTGGCCCTGACGGCCGAGAACGATCGCCTGCGCCGGCTGCTGGCTGAGCGCGGCACTGAGCATGAACCGGTGCCACAGCGCTCGTTGTTGCTGCCAGAGCGTCTGCCAATGGTCCCCTATCAGACAGTGGATCGCGGCAGCACGAATTACAAAGCCGGTTTCAATGCCGCTATCAAACTGTCTGAGCAAATGAACACGCCAGGGCAGGGCATATTCGATGAATGAATCCAGACAACGGCGATTGCTCGAAGGGCAAAGCAGCACCGCACGCAAGCTGTACGAGTTCGTGCCTCGCCACGAAGCGTGGGTAGAAGGCGACATAGCCAAGGCCGCGCACAACGGCCATGTTCGGGTAGGCTTGCACACCATTCGAGCGTGCCTCGGCGACATGAAAGACGCGGGGCTGGTCAAAGAAACACAGCGGCACTATTTCCAGCGTGTAGCCGTGACCAAGACCAAGAAACCGGCCAAGAACGACAACCAACCATCCGCCAATGAGGCCGACATGCCGAAAGAATCCGCAGTTTCCGCAACTTCCGCACCTGTTGCCGTTCCCCCAGTCCCCGCAGTTTCCGCAGATTCCGCAAAATCCGCACCCAGCTCGCTGGAACTGCTGGCCGGTGTCAGCACAGAGCTGACCACGCTGGGCGTTGAGTTCATCGGTCGCATCAAAGCCTTGGCCACCCGCGTGGATGAGGTCGCCTTGCAGGTCGAAGCCCAGCGCGAAGCCGACAATGCCAGCATGGCCAAGGTGCGCCAAATGCAGGCGCTGATGAAAGACGTGATGGGCGGCCAATGAGCCCACGACAACTGGCGACGATCGCTGTGCGTGTGGCCGAAGGCTTTCAGGTCGTGGGCAAAGATCGTGACGGCACGGTTCGCTTGAGCAAAGGCGCCGATAGCCGCTTGGTGTTTGACGACGGCACCGAGAAACGCGGCGGCCATTACGTTGTGGTAAAAAAGTGAATGGTTAGCTAGTCTAACCGTGCCAACTGCAAACACAGACGCAACTACCTCCTTCGGTTGCCAGCCCGCACACGCGGAACCCTATAGAAGGGGATCACATGAAAAACCGTGGCAAAGCCCTGGTACTGGTGATGGTGGTTCTTGCCGGGTGTGGCGGAATGCTTCACCAGATGGCGCAACCCCCGGTCGATTCACTCCCCCTTTCTGAAGTTGAAGAATGCCGCCTGTTGGCACAGTCGCGTGGCTATACCCTGGCCCAGTTCGCTGGCCAGATGATCGTCTTGAACGTGGTGCGCAGCTTTTGGGCGTTTCACCTGTTTGAAGTGGTCGGCGTGCGGTGCGCCTGTGCGTTGGTACAATGCCAACTGGCTAGAAAGTAAACGTCTTCATCAGCGTGACACCTTGGCCTGTCCCGGGCGGGAGCCGTTTTCTTTGGCGCTCAGGGTGTCACGCGATGCAGATGAATGGAATAGAGACTTGGGCTATAGCAAGCCATGGAAAGCCGGGGATCAGCGCCGGCCATCCGCATCGAAGCAGCTAAACAGGCATTCGCCCCAACTCCTAAGCAAGGTTGGGGCTTTTTTTTGTTCACCAGGAGAGGCATATGTTTGTAGGCAATGAACGCAGGATCACCATGTTGCGCGAAACCCTCCTTCAGAAACTGAAAGAGAACCTGGACACGCACCTGACCGAATACGAAGAAGCCACGGTGGAATGGAAGGACGCCGCCCGTGCCTTCGCCGAGGACGTGCTGGAGCGGGTGAAAGTAGAGGACTTCAGCGACCTCAGTTTCAAGATTCCGCGCCCAATTGACAGCAGCGACGAGATTGGCCGCGCCATTGAAATGGTCGAATACTCCACAGGGAAGGAAATCGTCTTGGACGAGCACACGTTCCGTCAGTGGGTATCGGGCGAGTGGTCGTTCCGCAACCGCTTGCATGAGTCGTTGTTCGCCTCGACGGAGTACGTCGGCAACCTGCGCAAGAAGTAACGACACAGAAAGGCAAAAGCCAGCTTTCGCTGGCTTCTGCTTTGCCTTCCGCAACCCCAATGGGGTTTTGCTCTACCCCAATGGGGCACCTATGCCCGGGCCAAGCATTCCAGCGCGAACTGAACCAGGTACGGCGCCGCCCGGTGTTTGTCGCTGGCTTCATCAGCCAGGTAATAGCGCATCATCCGGTCACTGACCCCGATCAGCCGCGCCGCCTCAATCTGTTTGACCCCCGCCTGATCCAGCAGGCCACGCAGGTACGCGGGGGAGGGGTTATGCAGGGCGATGTCCGGTTTCATACAAGATCGTTCCACACAAGGATTTCAACGTCGCCGGCCGCGATGCCCAAGACGTGTACGTCCGTAGAGGGGCAATCCCAATCGGTAGCGCAGTACGCTTGCGCGACTATCGAAGCGGCATCGAGGCCGACAGCTTTGACCGTGCCAATCCAGATGGTGCCCTTGCCGTCGGCTTGCTGGCAGAACGCAGTGTAATTATTAATTGGTAATTCGTAATTATTAATTGGTAATTCGGAATCCTCGATGAACACCGGGTTTTCAATCGCCTTGCGCGTCTGTTCGCCCTCGCCATCCCAACCGCCTTCCTCATCGATAAAGGCCGAGTGGTCGAACTGGTAGGCATCATCAACATTGAACGTGCCGTTAATTTCCAATGGGCAGCACACCAGATAGTCATCCAGCAAGAGCGCCACGTTGCCCTCGCCAATGACCAGGGCTTTGCCGGGGTTTTGTTCAAGCAGCTCGCGGTAAGCGGCGAGCACTTCATTGTAAGTCAGCATGGTGATGCCTCTCGTTGGTGGGTGATTCAGCACAGCGCCCGCAACCGCAGGCGCTCGACTCAATCACTCGCTATAGGTCAACAAGCTCATCATCGCGCTTGCTCCTGCCCCAAGGCGTGGTGGTCGTCGTGATGATGATGATGTCTGCCACCGGAATGGCGGTGTGCCAGTTGTTCACATTGACGTAAGGCCGCCCATTGGAGCCGATCACGCCATGGAAGGCGTCACTGATCAACAACCCTTGAAGCGTTCCGCCTTCGGCAGTGCGATAGGTCACGGTTTGCTTGAACTGGTCGTTATACGCGGCTTTGAAGTCTTGATAATTCATGGTTGCGCACTCCACAGGACACGGGCAGTCATTGCAGCGGTGAACAGCACGGCCAGCAGCATACGGCCAGCCGATTCAGGGTTTTGCAGGATCGACAGCGAGGCGATGGTGCAAATGGTGATGAACAGCAGGACAAAGGCGAATTTGACGAGTTTCATGGTGGTCATCCTCACTTAGCCAGTTCGCGGTAATCGCGGGCAGCGTCCGTGATGTCGCAGTCCGACCAAGTGGCGGCATAGTTGCCGGCATCGTAGGCGGCCATCACGTTGTTCTGGTCGAACTTGCCATAGCAGGTGGCGCGGCCGTAGATGTGGCGGTCCAGATCGGCGAAGGCAAACAGGTACGCCGGTTGCCCGCCGATGATTTCAATGGTCAGCACCTGGGCGACGATGCGTTGGCCTTCGCTGGAGTAGCCACGGCCGGTGTTGAAAGCGATTGCGATGATGGTCATTTTTGATGCCTCTGAGGTCTGGCCCGTCGAAGTGACGGGGGAGCTTTCATTCTACTAGGCAACGGTTGCCTAGACAATCTAAAAAGTGGTCCGTTCGTCTCCCGTGTTGCGATGGTGTGTTGTATGGTTCGATAATCAAACCTAAGTTTGCACATCGCACCGAGGCCGCCATGAGCACCAAGACCGCGACTAAGGCCGACCCCAAGGCCAAAGCACCAGGTAAACCCAAAGCCCCGCCAAAGCCCACGGGCAGGCCATCCAGCTTCAACCCTGAGCTGGCCTCGGACATCTGCGCCCAACTGGCCACCGGTAAGTCGATGCGCACCGTTTGCCTGGCTGACGAAATGCCCGCGATGTCGACCGTGTTCAAGTGGTTGAGCGCCCATTCCGAGTTTGCGGAGCAATACGCGCGTGCGAAGGCCGAATCTGCTGATGCCCTGGTGGAAGAGATTCTGGACATCAGCGACGACGGCCGGAACGATTGGATGGAGGTTCACGACAAGGACGGCGATTGCATTGGCTACAAGGTCAACGGCGAGCACGTTCAGCGCTCCAAGCTGCGCGTTGAAACCCGCAAATGGATTGCCGCCAAGTTGAAGCCGAAGAAGTACGGCGACAAGCTGGACTTGAACCATGGTGTTCAGCCAGACAACCCGCTGTTCGACTTGATGAGCCAAATGGGCGGCAAGACGCTGAAACCGGTGGCGGAATGAGTTGCTACGTGAAATCTGGTCAAGTGGCTGGGCCATTGCCCTGCGCTTTTCGCGTAGGAGCGCCGTAAATGGGGGCTCTCGAAGCGTTTAAGGCCATCGAGGACATGAACCCGACCGAGTTCATGGAGGCCATGGCTGATCCGCATTGGCGCATGGCCAACCTCTATTACATCCGCACCAAGGACGCCGCGGCTGACGACGACGAGGACGACGACGCCCAAGGCGTGGTGGTCAAGTTCAAGCCCAACCGCGCACAGAAGGCGCTGATGAGTCGCTTGTGGTATCGCAACCTGATCCTCAAGGCGCGCCAGTTGGGCTTCACCACCTGGATTCAAATCTACTTCCTCGATGTCGCCCTGTTCACACCGAACCTCAACCTTGGCGTGCTGGCCCACACCGAGGACGCGGCGAAGAAGATCTTCAAGAAGATCAAGTTCGCCTATGACCGACTGCCCCCGGCACTGCGCCAAGCGATGCCATTGACCACTTGCAGCGTGATGGAAATGACGCTGGCCAACGGCAGCACCATTCAAGTGGGCACGTCGATGCGCGGCGACACGATCCACTATCTGCACGTCAGCGAGTACGGCAAGATTTGCGCGATGTACCCGCTACGCGCCGAGGAAATCGTCACCGGTACGTTCCCGGCCGTGCCTGACACCGGGATCATCTTCATCGAGTCGACCGCCGAGGGCCGTGGTGGTGACTTCCACGACAAGGCCAACCGCGCCGAGGCGTTGCAGGAGCTGGGCGTACCCCTTCGGCCTAAGCAGTTCCGCTTCCACTTCTTCCCGTGGCATGACGAGCAGGGCTACCGGTGCGACCCGGCCGGCGTGATCATCAGCCGCAAAGAGCACGAATACTTCGACGACCTGGAGAGCAAGCTGGGCAAGGTCATCAGCCTGGAGCAGCGCGCATGGTGGATCGTCACCCGCGACGAGCTCTTCAGTGGCCAAGATGAACGGATGTGGCAAGAGTACCCGTCGACGTCCAAGGAAGCCTTCCAGCAGTCAGCCGAAGGCACCTACTACAAAATGCAGTTGATCGCGGCACGCAAGCAGAAGCGCATCACCACCGTTCCCTACCATCCCGGCCTACCGGTCAACACCTTTTGGGACATCGGCCACAGCGACGGCTGCGCCATCTGGCTACACCAGCGTGTCGGCCAGCGTGACAACTTCATTGGCTTCATCGAGGGCTGGGTTGAGCCGTACAGCTACTTTGTCGCGGAGCTTCAGAAGACCGGCTACGTGTGGGGCACGCACTACCTACCGCACGACGGCAATCACATCAGGCAGGGCGAGGACGTCAACAAGAGCCCCAAGCAGATGCTCGAAGACCTTGGCCTGCGCCACGTCGAAGTGGTGGCCCGTGTCAGCGAGCTACAGCACGGCATTCAGGCCACCCGCAACGCCTTCGCCGGTTACTGGTTCGACGAGGTGAACTGCAAAGAAGGCCTGCAACACCTGGAGCTGTACCGCAAGGCGTGGAGCGTGCAGACGCAGACATGGGCTGATCGCCCGTTGAAGGATGGCCACACCGAAGCCGCCGATGCCCTACGGCAACACGCCCAAGGCTACGTCGATCATGGCCCGCAGAAGAGCGCCGCCAGTGTGCGCGGCACCCGCAAGAGCTGGAGAGTGTCATGACCGCAGAACAGTTTGTGTACTGGTTACAGGGTTTCGCCGAGTTGAACGGCGAGCGACCGACCCCCGAGCAATGGAAAGCCATCAACGAGCACCTGCAAACCGTGTTCGTGAAGACGACGCCGGCCTATACGACGTTTCCCCCCGGAATGCGCACGCTGGAGCTGCGCCCGAGTGACGTGTTCCCCTTCAGCCCTGTTATTACCTGCTGACAGGCCTTTTTGCCGTCACTTGTGGTTAGATATTAGAACTGAGATAGGATTAAGAGCACCACACACGACACGCTAGAGGTCTTCCATGCCGCTCAGTTACGCGATTCCGACCCAAATCGTCACCGCATGGCCACAGGAGAAGGACGGCGAGCCCGGTTATGCCGTGCTGGACGTCAACGGCACCAAGAGTTGGAGCCCCAAGGCACTGGTTGACGCGACATGGTTGCCCCTCGGTTACATCGATCATCTGGCCCCGCATGAGCAACGGCTGGTCGCGCACATGGAGCAGATGGTGGAGCGCACTGATCGTCTGGAGCAGTACATGGACACCGAGGGTTTCGCCGATCTAGTCGAGGACGACCAAGACCTGATCCGTGCGCAGTACGACATCATGAACGTCTACAACAAAATCCTGGTGGATCGCATCGAGCAGACGACCATCGATGAGGCTGAAGACCAGGACGTCGACAAGGATTACGAAGAGTTCTGACCCACCAAGGCGCCCGTGCGCCCTTTTTTTGTAACCAGTGGTTAGATAATAGAACTACCAGCTTTGAATATAACACCATTTGACGCCAGTTCAACCCATACGGAGTCAGACGAATGATTCAGTACGTCACCAGCAACATCGTCAGCGCATGGCCCGAAGCCCGGCAGGACAGGCCCGGTTACGGCATCAAGCACGCCGATGGCTATCTCAGTTGGTGCCCGAAGGAGCCCTTCGAGGCTTCATCGATCGCACTGGGCAACATCGACGACCTTGAGCCGCACCAGCAGCGCCTCATCGCCGAGCTGCGCCAATTGCACCAACGCATCAATGACCTGGAGCTGTTCCTGCGCAGCGGCAAGGCCGAGAAGGTCGCCGGCTTTGCCGAAGTCGGGCGCATGAACATGCAGCTTCACGCCATGGAGCTGTACGTCGCGCTTTTGCACCAGCGCGCCGGCAAGTTCCTGGACCACACCGATGACTAAGCCGGTGTTGGACCTGACCAATCGCGCCTTCACCCGCGTGCTGGGCGACATCACGTTGATTGGCACCTGGTACGGCGCTGACCTCGATGAGTCGGAGCCGGTGCTGTGCCTGGTGCCGACCTACCGCGTGCTGTTCGACGGCGTGGCCCTGCGCAGCAAACCGTGTTGCGTGGCCCTGTCAGCGGCCTACCTGTACGACGACCCCACCTACCTGCTGACCCGTTCCATGGAGTTCGCCCAATTGCTGGGCTTCGAGGACTCGATGCAACGCACCCACAAGATCGCCGAGGCCATCCACGGCTCCTTGCTTGACCTCATCACCATGCCGCCGCGCCCGGTACTGGGCTCCTTTGTCGGGGCCGACGCGACGTTGACCGACGAAATGGGGCGGCAACAGACCGTCGCCCTGAGCACCCAATACTAAGGAGTAAGGCCTGTGTTCGACCTCGGCAGCGAAGACCACACCCGCAAACAGAATGGCTTGGCTTCGCGCATCGCGGATGAAGAGGCCGTGTACGGCGACGACGCCGAAGTAGAGCGGGCCATTGACCCGTTCGACGCCGAGGAAAACGTCGACCTTCACGGGCGCCTGCTTGGGTACTACCAACGCGAGCTGGACCGGCAGAACGACAACCGCCTTCAGCAGGCGATTGACGAGGACTACTACGACAACGATCAGTGGAGCGAGGCCGACGCCGAGCAGCTCAAGGAACGGGGCCAAGCGGCCATTTGCTACAACGTCATCACTCAGTCGATCAACTGGGTAATCGGTTCGGAGAAGCGCGGCCGCAGTGACTTCAAGGTGTTGCCACGCGGGAAGGAAGACGCCAAGCCGGCGCAGAAGAAGACCCAGCTCCTGAAGTACCTGAGTGACGTCAACCGCACGCCATTCAACCGCAGCCGCTCGTTTGAAGACGCCGTGAAGGTGGGGGTTGGCTGGATCGAGTCCGGCGTGACCGACCGCGACGACGGCGAGCCGATCTACAACCGCTACGAGTCGTGGCGCAACATCCTTTGGGACAGCGCATCGACCGAGTTCGACCTGTCCGACGCCCGTTACGTCATCCGCGTGAAGTGGATCGACCTCGATGTCATCACCGCGATGTTCCCTGGTCGTGCGCGCATGCTGGAGCGCTCAGCCAGTACGAGCGAACGCTTCGGCACGGACTTGGCCAACGGCGATGAAGTCATGGACTGGGCCGAGGACGAGCGCGAAACGCTGGCCCGTGGGGTGTCCGACCACTCTGTCGACCGTCAGCGCGTGCGCGTGATCGAGGTCTGGTTCCGCAAGCCCGAGCGTGTGCAGAAGATCATCGCCGGCCAGCGCCGTGGCGAAGTGTTTGACCCCGAAGACCCGAACCATACCGCCCTGGTGCAAGGCGGGGAGTCGGTGGTGGCCGAACGCATGGCCATGACCATGAACCTGTGCGTCATGACCACCACCGGCATCTGCTACATCGGCCGCTCCCCGTACAAGCACAACAAATTCCCGTTCATTCCGGTGTGGGGCTATCGCCGGGGCCGCGACAACTTGCCTTACGGGATGATCCGCGCCATGCGCGACATCCAGGACGACATCAACAAGCGCGCCTCGAAAGCCCTGTTCATCCTGTCGACCAACAAAACCGTCATGGATCGCGGGGCCGTCGACAACCTGGCCGAGTTCATGGAGGAAGTGAGCCGACCGGACGGCGTGATCATCAAGAACGCCGGCAAGTTCCTTGAGCTGAACGTCGACCGCGACTTGGCCCCGGCCCACATGGAGTTCATGAGCCAGTCGATTGGCATGATTCAGTCGATTTCCGGCGTCACCGACGAGCTGATGGGCAAGACCACCAACGCCAAGAGCGGCGTGGCCATCCAAGCGCGTCAGGATCAGGGCAGCAAGTCCACCAGCAAGCTGTTCGACAACCTTCGCTACGCCTTCCAAGTCGACGGGGAAATCACGCTCTCCCTGTGCGAGCAGTACATGGGCGAAGAGAAGCAGTTCCGCATCACCAACGAACGCGGCACACCCGAGTTCGTGGACATCAACACCGGCCTGCCCGAAGACGACATCACCAAGACCAAAGCCGACTTCATCATCAGTGACAGCGAATGGCGTGCGTCCCTGCGTCAGGCCCAGGCCGAGCAGTTGACGCAGATGATGCCGACCCTGCCGCCCGAAGTGCAGATGGTGTTGCTGGACTTGCTCATCGAAGAGCTGGACTTGCCGAACGGCGAGGAAATGGTGAAGCGCATTCGCCAAATCACCGGCATGCGCGACCCGGACGCCACCGAACTGACCCCGGAAGAGCAGCAGGCGCAGGAAGCCGCCGCGCAAGCGCAGCAGTTCCAGCAGGAAATGGCTCAGGCGCAACTGCGCAAGCTCAACTCCGAGTCGGCCAAGAACGAAACCACCGCACAAAAGACCATGGTCGACACCGTGGCCGGCAACGTCGGCGCGCAGCAGAAGGCCGTCGAGACGGCTCAGGTCGCCACGCTCAACCCCGCCATCTTGCCCGTCGCCGATGCCTTGCTTCACGAAGCCGGCTACGTCTCGAAATCCGAAGAAGAAGCCCAGCAGGTCATGGCGCAAGAGCAGCAGGCCATGCAAGAGCAACAGGCCATGCAAGAGCAGGCCATGCAAGAGCAGCAGGCCCAACAACAACCCCAAGTCCCAGGCGCAGCCGAGCAAATGCAGCAAGGCATCCCCGTGCCCGGCGCCCCGCAATGAGCACCGCTACCCACTGAACTGAGGTATTGCAATGTCGACTGAAACTGAAAACGCAGGTTTGACCGAGGCCGAAGTGGCCGCAATGGACGAACTGAACGAACAGATCGAGAGTGCGAGCGACGACGATCCGGTGTTTAACGCCGATGAAGCCGTGCGCAGCAAGCAGACGGCTGAAGACGCCGGCACCCTGATCGACAAGAGCGAGCCACGCACCGAGCCTGAAGTCGAGGCGAAGGTCGAGACTGATCCGAAGGTCGAGGAAGAGCCGACCAAGGATGAGCCGGCCAAGGTCGAAGCCGTGACCCATCAGCCGCTCCTGGTAGCGCAAGTCCCGGACGGTGCGACCGAACGCCTGACCAAGATCGTCGAAGAGCGTAACGCGCTGTCAGCCCTGTTTGACGACGGCGAGCTGACCGCGAGCGAGCTGAACGCCTCGCTGGACAAGCTGAACAAGGAAGAGCGCACGCTGGAACGCCAGATTGACCGGGCAGAAATCGCCCGTGACATGGAGTACCAGCGCATCGCGAACGAACGGACCACGGAAATCAGCACCTTCCTGAAGGACGTGCAGATTCCCAACGACCCGTCGAACCTGCGCTTCAAGACCCTGAACCAGGCTGTTATCGAAGTGGCCAACGATCCGGTCAACGCCGAGTTGGGCGCGACGGAAATCATGCAGAAGGCCTATGACCTGTGCGTCAAGGAAGGCGTACTGCCGGCCAAGTCCGGCAAGGTCGAGCCCAAGCCCACCAAAGCCGCGCCGAAGGTGATCAACGCACCACCCACGCTGGCCAACGTGCCGGCCTCGGACATTTCGGAAACGGACGAGAACCGCTTTGCGCACCTGAACCGCATGGGACCGGACGCCCGTGAGAAAGCCTTTGCCAAGTTGAGCGAGGCCGACCAGTACGCCTACTTGGCCGCAGGAGCCTGACCCATGTTGCGATTGGACCTCAAACCCGGGGAGAGCGTGAAGATCGGCGAAGGGCCGAACGCTGTCGTCATGACCCTTGAAGACAAATCAGGCCGCAATGCCCGTGTGGCGTTTGATGCCGATCGCAGCGTGAAGATTGCCCGTGTCAGCGAGGAAAGTACCCCGGCGCAGTTCATGCGCCAGGGCTTGCTGGGGGGTTAAAACACTGGCGGTTGCAAAAGCGAACCGCCAGATTGATAATCAGACCAACGTAGAGCGCAGGAGCTGCCTATGTGACTGATCTTTTTCATTCACAGTGAGGGTAGTCCTATGGGCTCTACAGTCATTGCTTGGGGTGATCCCAAAGCACAGAAAGCGTGGTCGACCGGTCTGGCCGTCGATCAAATCAAAAAAGCCTACTTCGAAAAAAAATTCGTTGGCACCGACGAAAACAGCATCATCCAGCGTAAAACCGAACTGGAAAGCGATGCGGGCGACCGCGTGAGCTTCGACCTGTCGGTACAACTGCGCGGTGAAGCCACCGAAGGCGATGCCCGTCTCGAAGGCAAGGAAGAATCGCAGAAGTATTACACCGACGAAGTGGCGATTGACCAGGTGCGGCACGCCGTATCGGCTGGCGGCGCCATGACCCGCAAGCGCACCAACCTCAATCTGCGCGGCAACGCCCGTCGTCTGCTGTCGGATTACTGGTCCCGTTTCTACGACGAGATGATGTTCATCTACCTGTCGGGCGCACGCGGGATCAACAAGGACTTCTTGTTTGCCCCCGACTGGCAGGGCCGTGCCAGCAACCCGATTCAGCCACCGGATGCCGGGCACTTGCTGTACGGCGGTGTGGCCACGTCGAAACTGTCCCTGACCGCAGCCGACAAGATGTCGACCCTGCTGGTCGAGAAGGCACAGGTCAAGTCGACCATGCTCCAAGCGCAAGACCCGGAAGCCGCGAACATGGTGCCCGTGTCCATCGACGGCGAAGAGCATTACGTCCTGGTCATGAACCCCTTCCAGGCTCACGACCTGCGCACCGCGTCGGGTGGCCAGTGGCTGGACATCCAGAAGGCCGCAGCCGCCGCCGAAGGTCGTAACAACCCGATCTTCAAAGGCGGGTTGGGGATGATCAAGAACGTCGTCCTTCACGAACACCGCAACGCCATTCGTTTCGACGACTACGGCGCGGGCTCCACTGTGCAAGCCGGTCGCGCCCTGTTCATGGGCCGTCAAGCCGGCGTGGTGGCCTTCGGTACTGCCGGTGGCATGCGCTGGTCGTGGAAAGAGGAAATGAAGGACTACGACAACGAACCAACGGTAGCGGCGGGCGCCATCTTCGGCATGAAGAAGTCCCGCTTCAACTCCCGCGACTTCGGCGTGCTGTCCCTCGACACCGCTTGCGTCGACCCTAACGCCTAACAGGAGATACCCCCATGGCTATTGTTCAATCCGATTGGGCCATCGGTCGCAAGCAGGCTCCGGTTTCTGAGGAAGCAGGCAGCGTCGTGGCCGAGAAGTACACCTTCAAAGTCCTCAAGGACGTGGCGGCCAACGACATCATCGAGCTGGCCATCCTGCCGGCGTACCACACCATCGTCGATGCGATTCTGATCGTCGATGAAGTGGGTGCGGCGACCTTCAACGTCGGGATCATGTCCGGCACCCTCGGCAGCACTGACCCAGCGCGTACCTCCGGTACTGAACTGTTCATTGCCGCGACCGATAACGCCGTGGCACGCACCGTCAACCCCGCCGCTTTCCGTGTTCTGCCGATCGCGGCTGATCGCGGCATCGGCGTGAAGGTGCTGGGCTCTCCGATCGTGCAGACCGGGCAGGTGATCGAGCTGATTCTGTTCACCAAGCAGTAACCGAAAGGCCAGAAAGGGCCGGTCTAGGCCGGTCCTTTTTTGTACCCACCAGTTAGGGCTCCCACATGAAAATTGAGTGCATCTTGCGTCGTACACCACCGACCACTGTGACCTTGGGTGAAACCACCTACCAATTTGAAGTTGATGCGCAAGGCCGCCACGTCTGCGAAGTCACCGACTCCGCGCACCTGGCCAGGCTGTTGAGCATCAGCGAAGCCTACTGTTTGCCGGGCAACAAGCCCGTGCCTGAAGCGCTCAAGCCCGCCATTGCTGAACACCTTCTGCCACCGAGCGCGCCAGTCTTGGCCCCGGTCGATGAAGACGTGATAAAGGGCAGCACCGTACACCCGGCCAGCGTCGTCGTGGGTGGCCGTCGTGTCGAAATTGGCGATGCCGTGTTTCACGCCCTGGAGCTGAGCGCGCTGACCACCCGCGAATGGAATCAGCTCGCCGAAGCCGACCGCAACGACCTGATCGACCTCGCGCTGGACGACCTGGACGAGAGCGACGTCGACAGCGAAGAGCCAACCGACGAAGAACCGCCAGCAAAGTCGACCCCCGAGACAGCGCCCGTTTCGCACGGTGGGAGCTTGAGCGGCGCCGAGTCGAGCAACGCCCCGGACGCTACGGCCGCTGACGAGCTCGCCGACCTGCAAGCGCAGTACCTGACCAAGTTCGGCAAGAAACCCAATGGCAAAGCAGGGCCGGCGCGTTTGCGTGAACTGCTGGCCGAAGGGGAATAACCATGCAGAAGTACATCAACACTATTTTGGATCGGCGCGGCAACGCGATCATCGGCGCCCAGGTGCGAGTGACCAACTCGGCCGGCACGCTGGTGACGATCTACAACAGCAACAATAGTGCTGATGTCACGCCCAACCCCATCACCATGGGGGAAGTGGGACGCTTCGCGTTCTACGCCGTCAATGGCCGCTACAACCTGGAAGTGTTCGTTGACGGTGTGTGGCTCACGACCACCTACGACATCCTGATGTACGACCCGGTGGACCTCGCCTCGACCCTCATCACCTTGACCAACAGTTGGGTGCCATTCGACCCGACCGGCGTGGGCCTGCTGATCCCACGGGCGACCAAGCTGGGCAACGGCATGGTGATGCTCGAAGGCGGCATGAAGAACGGCATCATCACGGGCGGGACCGTCCTCGGCACGGTGCCGGTGGGCTACCGGCCGCCCGGCGTGGTCCTGTTTCCGGTGGCTCACAACAGCGGCATCGGCATGATTCGCGTGAACCCGGCCGGTGACATCAAGGCCGAGACGGCGGTCGACGGCGCCATGACCTGCCTTGACGGCATCATTTATCGCGCAGCCTGAAGGAGCGAGCCATGGCCATTGTTGTGGATTACTTCGCCGAGGCACGACCGATTCAGGTGTCGGACCTGTTGTACCGGGCCTCTGTTCTGCTACAGGACGAGAGCAATGTACGGTGGCCCGTAGCCGAGCTGATTTCTTGGATGAATGAAGGCGTCGGCGCCCTGATTCGCTTGAAGCCGGCAGCCGGTGCGCGGCGCACGATCTTCGCCTTGGAGTCGGGCACCTTGCAGCACCTGGATGATTCGGTGGTTCAACTCATCGACATCGTGCGCAACGTCGCGGGTGATTCGTACACGCCCGGGCGCGTGGTGCGCCTGACCGACCGGCAACTGCTGGATGCGACCAATCCCGACTGGCACACGATGAAAAAGTCGGCATCGATCCGTCACTACACCTACGACGATCGCACGCCGGCCATTTTCTACGTCTACCCGCCTGCCATGCCCAACACGATGGTTGAGGCCTTGCTGTCGGTCCTGCCGGTCGCGGCTGACGCCGAGGCTGATTACCTGTCGGTGAACGTCGAGTTTTCCGACTCCATCCTCAACTACATGCTGTATCGCGCCTTCGGCAAAGACAACGAGTACGCCAACGCGGCCATGGCCACCGGTTACTACCAGGCGTTCATCGCCTCGATGGGCACGGGCGAGCAGGGCGAGCAGACCACAACCCCGACCAATAAGGTGCCGGCATGATCGAGCCCGACGTTTTCCTGCCGAAAATCCTGCCGTATGCGCCCGGTGTGGCTGAGCCAACCGCCTTGGCCGCCGTCATTGTCGCCGCGCAACGCTTCTGTGAGCGCACGCGGCTGTGGCGCGACTGCGACACCTTCACGGTGACGCCGGACAGTTGCGACGTGGTGTGCGTGCCGGTTGACGCGGTGCTGTTTGAGATCGAAAGCGCCCGGTTCAACGACTCGAAGATTGACCCGGTATCGCTGGACTGGCTGGAAACCCGTGAGCCGAACTGGCGCCTGCGCCAAGGCGACGTGGCGCGCTGGATTACCCAGTTGACCACCGGCAGCGTGCGCGTGATTCCGGTGTGTAGCGGCACCTTGTCGCTGTCGACCGTGCTACGTCCGGCCGACGAGGCGCAAACCCTGCCGGACTTTCTCGGCACCTTGTACAGCACGGCCATTGCTGACGGTGCGCTGGCTGAAATCCTCATGACGCCGGCCCGGCAGTTCACCGACGTCAACCGCGCTGCCTTCTACGCCGCCCGTTTCGACCAGCGCATTAACGAGCTGACCGGCATCAACGTTCGAGGCCAGCACAACGCCCCCTATCGCACCAAGGCTCAATTTTTCTAAGGAGTGCCGATATGTCCGCAGCAACTGACTACCTCGAAAACAAGCTGGCCGACCACATCTACCGCAACACGCCATACACGTCGCCGCTCAAGACCTACGTGGCCTTGCACACGGCTGACCCTGGTGAAACCGGCGCGCTGAATGAAGTGGCGGCCGCTGTGTGGTCGACCTACGCACGCCAAGACGCCGCGAAAGGTGGGGCACAGAACGCCGCATGGACCGCACCGGCCAACGGCGTGTGCAAGAACTCCTTGCAACTGCTGTACGCCATGTACAACGGCGCAGCGGCCTTGACCGTGACCCACTTCAGCATCTGGGACGCGGAGACGGCCGGTAATGCCCTGGTGTATGCGCCCTTGGCGTCGGCCCGCACGATCAACCCGGGCGATGTGTTCGTGGTCGACGTGCAGAAACTGACGGGCCAGGTGCTCTAAATGAACCGCTTTGCCCTCGATGGCGGCGTGCTCAATGGTGATCCTCAAGTCCTGATGGGCGATGAGGTGGTTGCGCTCGCCCTCGGGCTGGACGGCAGCATCGCCAACGGCATCGTGGGGCAAGGCGCGTTCCCGTTGCACCTGGACACACTCGGCGACCTGAACATGCTGGCGGCGCTGGAAGGCACCGCCACCATCGACAGCGCGGCGAGTGGCGTGCTGATGATCGGCGTGACGCTGATTGGACAGTCCGACACGGTGTTGACGCTGCAAGGCGACCTGATTCGTTGGGGCATGATCGTCGGCCAAGCTGACGTCGTGGTGGGGCTGGACGGCGACATCGTAGTGGTTCCGCCCATCAGTGCCACCTTCACCGTGCAACTGGAAGGCGTGCTGGACCTGCATATCGCCAAGGGCCAACAGATCATTGGCACCTTGCCGGTGGTGCTCGATGGCGTGCTCGATGGCTGGGTTGGCCACGGCCTGGAAATCGAAAGCCCACCGGGCAACATCCAGATTGAAGTCGGGCAGTGGGGCACCGCAAACCTGATCGCCCAGTCGGCGCCGGCCGAGTTCCCCACGGTGCTCCGGCTCGACGGTGCCGGCCGACTCGGCGCGCATCCTGAGCTTTCCGGCTATCTACCGCTGTCGACCCACGTTCAGTGCGAGCTGACGGTGTGGCACTACGTCTACGCCAGTGGCGAGCTGTCGATTCAGCTCAAGTTGGTCGACAACGCCTACGGACTGCCGGCGCTACCACCGGATCATTACATCGAGGCACCAAGCATCCGCATCTTGCGCGTAGGCGCTGAGCATCGCGGCTTCTTGGTGCCGCCAGACAGGAGAGCGCTGTAATGCTGGGATCAGTGCGCAAGCGCGACGACGACCGTCTGGATTACGACGTCGACTTTATCAAGTGGCTTACCGATGACGACCACATCACCGGGGCCACAGCCGTGGCCGATTCGCCAGACATCCTGGTCGAAGGCGTGGAAATCCACGACAAGATCGTCAAAGTCTGGCTGTCAGGCGGGGTGGTCGGCGCCTCCTATTCAATCAACGTGACGGCGACGACCGATGTCGGGCGCGTCAAGGAAGTCACCTTTAACCTTCGGGTCACGGAGTGCTGATATGGCAGTCGTATTAACGAACAACGCTACCACGCAACTGGCCACGTCGCTGACCACCGGCACGACCACGTTGTCGGTCACGGCCGGCACGGGTGCGAAGTTTCCGGCGCCGGGTGCCAGTCAATGGTTCCCGGTCACGCTGATCAAGGCCAACGGCACGCTGGAAATCTGCCGGTGTACTTCGCGGTCGGGTGACGTCCTCACGGTGGCGCGTGCGCAGGAAGGCACGGCGGCGCAGGCCTTCGCGGCCGGCGACCGCGTGGAGTTGCGCCTGACCAATGCTGCCATGGCGGAATTTGGGCAGCTTGGCTCTAGCCAACAATGGATGGGAAGCAATACCTTCCAGGGACCAACCGTTTATAACAGCAACTCAACGCATAACGCTGACCTGTACTTCGCTACATCGGGCACGGACACGCCGGGGCTGATTTTCTCAACCCCGACCCGTGCGGGATATATGGACATGATCGATGGTAACGTCCGCATCTTCCAGTACGACGGCACGACCACGCTGTTCCCGCTGCAATGCGATTGGGTTAATCAGCGGCTTATTACCTACAACGGTGGGATTGTCTGGCATTCCGGCAACTTCGCCCCGGCCGCTTACCTGCCAGTCGGTGGCAAGGCGGCTGACTCGGACCTGCTCGACGGCAGGGATAGCGGCGGCTTTCTGCTGAAGGCTGCGAGCAACGTCAATTGCGAAACCACTCGCATCACCAGCGCCGTCGTTCCGAACATTGCTGCGGCGCAGCAAAATCAAACAGCACTGGCGATTGACAACGGCAACAACCAGTTTTCCTCGGCGTCGATTGAACTCCATCGTCTCGGCTCATTCATCGCTTTCTTCGGTATTGACACGGATAACCAACTCAAGGTGGGTGGTGGTTCGTTTGGCGCCAACGCCTACCCGATTTGGACCGACTACAACGGCAATCTGAAGGCCACCAACGCGCAAGCGGCCTTGCCGGTGGGCTCTGTGGGCTCCTATGCGTTCTGCCGCAACCTGAACGGCGGCACTCTTGGCGCGGGCGCCGTTCTGTCGGGCAGTGAACTTCGCTACACCGACACCTCGAACGCGGGGGGTATTGCCCCCCCAAGCGGTTCGTGGCGCTCCATGGGTGAATGCCGGTCTGGCTACAGCTCGCTTTGGCTTCGCTACGCATAAGGAATGAATGATGACTGACGAACTTGATTTTTCCACCTACGATCCGCCGCCGCCGCCTGTCATTCCCGAGCGCGCCGTGCGAAACCCGGTTCACAACGCCGATGCGTCGATCAATTGCGAAATCGAGCATGAGACTTTCGGCTGGATTCCGTACACCGCGACCGCTGACGACACCGACCCTTACGGGGCATTGCTGTACCAGGCGCTGATCAATGGCGAGCACGGGGCGATTGGTCCTTACGCGCCATCGCCACAGCGCGCCCGCGCCCTGAAAAACCTTGACCGTGATCGACTGGTGGAGCAGATCCAGGTGACGACGCTTGCCGGCAACGTCTTCAACGGTGACGAGGACAGCCAGAACCGTATCTCCCGCGCCATCGTGATCTTGAGGGGCAAACCGGCCGGGACCACCATCAAATGGGTGATGGCGAACAACGCGGTGGTTAACGTGACCTTGGCCGAGTTTGTGGAAGCCCTGACGGCGGCCTTTGCGGCGCAGACAGCCATCTGGACGCAACCGTAGGGAACGCCTCATGTCGACCCTGAAGTTCATTGGCTTTGTAGGCGAAAGCCCGAAAATCATCCCGCGCCTGCTGCCCGACATGGCGGCGCAGATTGCCTATAACACGCGGTTGGACGACGGCGGGCTGACGCCTGTGCGGGAAATGCACGCCGAGTACCAGTTCCCCAGCGTGCCGGCCGGTGGCTACAAAACCATCTACAAATGGGGCACCACCTGGATGGGCTGGCCGGGCGACGTGTACGCAGTGCCGGGACCGGTGGCGGATGATCGCTTGTACATCATGGGCGACGGCCCGCCCAAGATGCTGGTGGGTGGTGCCACCTACCCGCTGGCAGTGCCATTTCCTCCTACCGCGCTGACGGCGACCTTGAGCGGCACGGCCACACCGGGCGCGCAGGGCACCACGCGCATCTACGTGTACACCTGGGTGACGGCTTTCGGCGAAGAATCGGAGCCATGCCCGCCGAGCGCTGACGTGTTTTGGACACCGGGGCAGACGGTTACGTTGTCGGGATTTGCGGCCACACCGGCCGGGCGCAACATCACCTTGCAGCGTATCTACCGGGCACAGACCGGCAAGACCGGCACAAGCCTGTACTTCATTGCTGAACGTCCGGCCTCGACGACCAACTTTGTCGATAACGTCAGTCCCGAGTCGCTGCAAGAGGTCATTCCCTCGGTGGGCTGGACCGCGCCACCGGCTGACCTGACCGGCCTTATCGCCTTGCCGAACGGCATGATGGCGGCGTTCCACGGCAAAGAACTGTGCTTTAGCGAGCCGTGGCGGCCGCATGCGTGGCCGGATGCCTACAAGCTGACCATGGATTACCCCATTGTCGGCCTCGGCGCCTTCGGCTCGTCCGTGGTGGTCACGACCAAGGGCACGCCCTACATCGTGACCGGCACCGAACCGGAGAGCATGGTCAGCGAACGGATTGAAGAAAATCTGCCGTGTATCAACGCACGCGGCATCGTCGACCTGGGCTATACGGTGGTCTATCCGTCGAGCGATGGCCTGGTACAAGTCACCAGCGCCGGCGCACGGATTTTCAGTACCAGCCTGTTTTCCCGTGACGACTGGCTGCGCCTGAACCCGGCAAACATGGCGGCCTCGCACTACAACGGCCGCTACTTCACGACCTTCAACTACTCCGACCTGACCAACAACGAGTACACCGGTACTTTCAGGATCGACATGACCGGCGAACAGCCGTATTTGCTGCGCACCAACGCACGCGGCGATGCGCTGTATTACGACCTGCCGACCGGCCAGCTTTACATGCTGGTGGGTGCGGTGGTGTACGAGTGGGACTCGTTGCAAATGCCCAACGCGATCCAGCAATGGAAATCGAAGTTGGTGGTGATGCCCAAACCCACGAACTTCGGCGCGATCCTGGTGGAGGCCGACACGGGCATGACGCCCGAGGAAGAAGCGAAGCTGGAAGCGCTGATCGCACAGATTCAGGCCTACAACGATGCGCTGTTTGACGACCCGAGCATTGGCGGCGAGCTGGACGGTGCGGCCCTCAATGGCTACGCGCTGGGCGGTGACGCCATGCTGCCGTTGCCGAGCGGTGGGCAAACCGTGTCGGTGAACGTGTATGCCGGCCGCACGCTGGTGGCCACCGTGGGTGTGGTCAACAAGATGGCCCGTCTGCCGTCGGGTTTCCTCGATCAACTGTGGGAAATCGAAGTGGTGGGCAACCTGGCAATCACACAGGTAACGCTGGCCACGACCGGCGGCGAGCTGGCAGGAGTGTGACGACATGACCATGACGCCCATTGAAAAACAGAAGCTGGAAGTGCTGAACGGCGATCGCGGCCCCATCGAACAGCACGCCATGCGCATGGCGGCCGCCAAAGCGCTGGTCAACAACCTGCCGGTCGCTCCCACGGGAGACGCGGCGAAAGACATTCAGGCGCTGTACGCGGCGATCAACGCCATGCGTATCGCCCTGCAATGACGCTGGTTATATACTCGTTCCAATGGTTCTAGAATCGGAACGCCGCCATGATAAAGATTGTGTACGACGACCAACCGGGCCTGCTGGCCTGGGCCGCCAAGCGCATTGGCCTGAGTGGCTTCAAGTCGGACGCCAAGGCCTTCGGCGTGACCAGTAACGGCGTGCTGCGTGCGGTGGTCGCCTACGACAATTTCATGGAAGCGGACGTGGCTATGCACGTCGCCAGTGAGGGGGACGGGCATTGGTTGACCCGGCGCGTGCTGTTACAGGCGTTCGGTTATCCGTTCATTGACCTGAATCTGCGCCGCGTCACGGCGCTGATTCCGATGAAGAAGACGGCCGCGATCCGCTTTAACGAACACCTGGGCTTCAAGCTGGAAGGTTTGTGTCCGGAAGCGATGCCAGACGACGACATTCAGATTCGCGGCATGCTCAGACGAGAGTGCCGCTTTATTCCCCCGGAGTATCGCCAATGATTATGGATTTCTGGAATACGGCCGAGCTGGAGCCTGGCAGTCTGCCCACTCGCCCGTCGAAACTGGATCAGCACTTGGCGGTGCTCGTAGTCGGCCGGCACATTTGCTTCGGTAAGAGCAGCGGTGGTGGTGGTGGTACGGCCGCTGACCCACAAGTCGGCAAGGCCGCGCTTATGCAGGCCAAGACCGGTGACGACTGGCTGAATTTCTCGAAAGAGACATTCGCCAAAACCGAAGCGCGCCAGGATAAAACCGACGCGCTGACGGCCGATGTCACCAACCAGCAACTGGCCGACATGCGCAAGGCCAGCTCCCGCTCAGACAGTGAGTGGGACCGTTACAACACGGTGTTCAAGCCCGTCGAAGACCGCATGGTCAACGATGCGCTGACCTACGACACGCCCGAGGCACAGGCCGCCGCCGCTGCAACGGCCAAGGCCGACGTCATGTCGAACGCCTCGCAGGCGGCGCAGCAAAACTCCCGGCAGATGTCGAGCATGGGCATTAACCCCAACAGCGGCCGCTATGCCAGTGTCGACCGCAATGCCGACCTGTCGACCGCATTGGCCTCGGCCGGCGCACAGAACAACGCACGCGAACAAGTCAAAGCCACCGGCATGGCGCTGCGCGAAGGCATCGCGAACTTCGGCAAGGGCGCGACGTCGACCGCTGCGCAACAGGTCGGGCTGGGGTTGAACGCCGGCAACTCGGCGGCCGGCAACCAACTGGCCACCGACAACAGCTATCGTGCTAACTCGCAAATCATGTCGCAGGGCTTCCAAGGCGCGCAGGCCGGCTATGCTGGGCAGGCCAACACCTTGACCAACCAACGACAACAGAACCTCGCGGCGGCGAACATGAATAACTCTGGCAGTGCCTCGGCGGTGTCGGGAATCGTGGGGCTTGCCTCGGCGGCAGCGGTGGCCTACTGATGATTGAAGCGATCGACCACGCAACTGACCTCGCCCTGAGCAAGGGCATTCGGGTACTGCAAACCGGCTTTGTGGGCGGTAGCCAGGCTGCGCACGTCGCGCACCTGCTGGAATGGCTGGACCCCGAGCCCTACGCGCACATCATCGACGCCGGTTGCGGTGTGGGGGAGGTGGCCAAGCTCATGCATGCCGCACGCCCCGACCTGACCTTTGACCTGGTGAACATCAGCGAGCACCAACTGGGCCATGCGCCCATGGGCGAGGCGTTCACGCATTGCCTCGGTGACTTCACGCGCAACAAGCTACCCAGCGAATGCGCCGACGTGGTGATGTTCAACAGCGCACTGTGTCAGATGCCGATCAATCAGGCCTTGAGCGAAGCCCGGCGCCTGCTGAAACCGGATGGCGTGCTGTTCGTGTGCGACCTGTCGATTGCCGAGTACCGGGAGTTTCCCGAGTTTTACGCGACCTTCATGTCGGCCTACGAATGGGAAGACGTGATTACGCGCCATGGCTTCGAGCACACGAAAACCGTGCTCCAAGACGGCGACATGACGCACTTTGCCGGCGAATTTGAGGACTTCGAGCAGTCTTTGCCCGATGCCCTGGTGTACATCGCGCAGTTCCGCAAGCAGGAGCCGGGCGAACATATGGAAGCGGTGCTGGATCGGCACCAGCGCATTGGATTTCAATTCAGCGGGGGCAAGGACTCGCTCGCGGCGCTGCTACAGGTCCGGCAACACTGGTCACGGATGACCGTCTATTGGACGAACACGGGCGACCCGGTGCCGGAGGTTCAGGCGGTGGTCGATCGTGTGCGCGCCGTGGTGCCGCACTTTGTCGAGATTGCCGGGCGCGTGAAAGAGCAGATTGCCGAGTATGGCTTGCCGTCCGACCTGATGCCGACCACTTCGACGTTGTTGGGCCTGCGCGATGCCGGGGGCACGATCGCCCTGCAAGACCGGTTCACCTGCTGTTATCACTCGCTGATGAAGCCTATGCACGATCGCATGAAGGCTGACGGCGTGACGCTGATCATTCGCGGGCAGAAGAGCGCCGACCGGATGAAGTCGCCGCTACGTTCCGGGGCTTTGGATGACGGTGTGGAGCTGCTGTTTCCGCTGGAGCACTGGACCGATGCCGAAGTGTTCGTGTACCTGGAGGCGAACTCCTTTGTGCCCGACTTCTATCAGCACCTGGCCGCGTCACCCGATTGCCTGACGTGCTCCGCGTACTGGAACGAAGGCCGCGCCTACTGGTTACACACCGCGCACCCCGAGGCCTATCAGGTGTACCAGGAGAAGCTGGACATCATCCGAGAGGCGGTGATGCCGCACATTGCCCTATTCAATTTGGAGGTCAGCACATGAACGGTTTTCAGATCGGGGCGGCTTTCAACGGGCTGTCGCAAGGCCTGCAACTGGGCACCAACATTCGCAAGGCGATGGATGAGTCTGAGGTGCGCAACGTCATGGCCGAAGGGCTGGACACGGCCAAGCAGGCCCGCGCCGACGACATCGCCGCCAATACCCAAGTGGGCAGCAAGGCCAACGCTGACGACACCATGACCGTGCCGACCTACGACGACACACGCGGCAACAGCTACGCCGATGCCGACGCGCAGAAGAAGGGCGCCGAGAAGAACGCGCCCAGCATGGACGAGCTGTACATGAAAAACGTCGTGCCGAAGATCAAAGAGGCGTACATCGCCCAAGGCAACATGGCGGCCGCCGACAAGTGGGACGAGTGGACGCAGGACAAGAACACCCGCACCGCATTGGGCCACTTGAGCAAGGCCACGATTGCCGGGCGCATGGGCGACTTCGGTGCCTATGCCGACAACATGATCAAGACCTACAACACCCCCGGGTATTACGAGGACGGTATCCACGCCGAGGGTTACGACCTGATCAAGGACAAGGACGGCAACACCACGGGCGTCAACCTGAAGTTGAAGAACAAGGAAACCGGGCAAGAGTTCACGCAGGCCGTCAACGGCACCGATGACATGCTGAACCTGGGGATTGCCGCCCTTGACCCGCGCAAAGGTTTCGAGCTGAGCATGGCGCGGCAGACGGCACGGGATGCCAGCGCGGCCAAGATCGCCGAGAAAGGCATGGACGCCCAATACGGCATGCTGCGCGACACCAACAAGGAAGTGGTGAAGGCCAAGGCCCAATCTGCCCTGCAAGACCAGAAGGCCGGCGACAAGGAAGCAGAAGTTCGCCTGACCAAGCAACTGGAGGGGGAGAACAAGCAAAAGGAACTGGAAACCAGGGCGACGGCCGGGTTGCTGTACAAGAAAGGCGCCTCGCCGCAGGAAGCCCATCGCATGCTGGTACAGAGCATGTCCGGCAAATTCGTCGACTACGCCGGCAAGCCGACGATGAGCCCTGAGCAAATCTCCGCGATCGCCACGCAGATGGTCGAGGAAACCTACGGCAAAGGCGCCTTGGCCAACCCGATGGCCAACGGTTTGCCCGGCACGCAAACCACCCAAGCACCAGGCGTAGCACCGGCCGCAAGGCCTGCCGCTGCCCCCGGGAAAGGGGTTGTTCGCCTGGACACGAAGACCGGCCAAGTGTTGCCGATGTAGCGGTGGCCTTGGCGCGGAATTGGATTTAGAATCGAACCACTTGATTCAGAATCCAACCGCGCCGAGGGCACACCCGTGGCAGAAAACCTCTTTCTCAAGACGCCGACAACCGCTACTGGTTCGGTGCCCGTCGCGCCCCCGGTCCCTGAATTCAACTTTTCCAGCCGGCGTACCTCCCCGGATGCTGGGGGTATGCCCAGTGCGGCTGCCAGCCTGTCCCAAGGCATGCTCCCCCCGCCTGACCTGCAACCGCTCTTCGAGCAAGCCTCGTCGACCTACGGCGTGCCCATCAACGTCTTGGCGGCACTGGCGCAGCAGGAATCGAGTTACCGCGCCGATGCCGTGGGTGTCGATACCAAGTGGGGCAAGGCCAAAGGCCTGATGCAATACATCGACCCGACCGCGAAGGGCATGGGCATCAATGCCATGGACGCCGCGCAGTCGATCGATGCCGCCGCCAAGCAGTTCAAGGACCGCTTGGACAAAGGCTATACGGTGCAAGAGGCGATCGCCGCGCACCATGGCGGCGATGACCGCGCCCAGTGGGGACCGAAGACCGCCAAGTACGTTCAGGACGTCATGGGCAAGGCCGGCACCATCGATCAGGAAATGACGGCCGGCAAGATTCTGAGCGAGGCGCAGAACCAGCAGGACATCCCCGGCCTGCAAGCGCAAGCCGACGCCGAAGAGCCCGGCCGCTACAAGGTGATGACCGAGGCCGACGCCGCGCATTACATCAAGCGCCAAGACTTGGCCAGCGGCAAAGGTGCGCTGGAGAACGCGAAGAACGCCATCGGCGGGTATGACGCACCGTCGCCGCTGACGATCCCGATTCAGCAGCGCGCTGAAGAGCTGGTGAACGGGCAACAACCGCCGTCGCCGCTGACTGTCACCAACCAGGCCCGCGCCAAAGCCGGCCTTGGGCCGCGTGACGACCTGCCGCCTGATGACTTCATGGCGGCCACCAGCAAGAGCTTGCAGAACTGGGGGCCGCACATGCGCAACGCCGTGGGCGGCTTGATCCGCTCCTACGGCGAGCAGGTGGACGACCAGACCCTGGTATCCAACGCACAGAACGCCGGCATCATCGATCGCATGAAGGACAGCGGCGCCCTGACCATGATTCAGGACGAGCGCGGTAACTTCACACCGACCCTGCCGGACGGCAAACCGGCCGATGTTTCCGCCATGGCGGCCTACATCCGTCAGAATGCCCCGGACCTGATGACCCCGGACGAAGCCGGCACCATGCTGGGCATGAAACCCAGCGAAGTGTCGGCCTACGGCCGCAAGATGAGCAAAGAGGCGCTCCGCGACGAGCTGAAGGTGAACCCGGACGGGCCGCTGGCCAAGTACGGCAGCATGATCATCGGTTCGACGGCAGAAATGGCGCCGGCCATCCTTACCGGGATGGTGACAAGGAACCCGAAACTGGCGCTGTCGATGATTGGCGGCCAGGTCTACGGCCAGAGCTACAACGAAGCGCGGGGCAAACTGAACCCGCAGGATGCCGCGACCTATGCGATTTTGCAGGCCGCCGCCGAGGCGATCCCGGAAGCCTTGCCGCTTCATTACATCCTCAAGCCCGGCGTGAACATCTTCAAAGGCATGCTCAAAGCCGGCACCGCCGAGGCCTTGCAGGAAGAGTTCACCCAGCTCATCCAGACCGGTCTGGACAAAGGTTCGATCAACCCGAAAATGACCTGGGAAGAGGCGCGTCAGCAACTGATCGACGCGCCGATTGTGGGTTTTGGCTCCGGTGCGGCTATGCACGGCGGTATCCATGGCGCGCAGAAGGGCGCCGAGGCGCTGAAAAGCAAGGATCGCCGACTGGGCGAAGCGCTCAACCAGGAAATCGACAACACCGATATTTCCGGTGGCACCAGTGAAGAAGCGGTGCGCCGCCTCGATCCGAACAACTACCAGGGCGAGCAGACCGGCCCCGGTGAACAGGTGTGGGAGCCGGGCAACAAACCAGCGCCTGGCCCGGTCGGTTCGTTGGCCCATGCCGCCAGTCTGGCCACGCAAAGCCAAGACGCGCAGCGCGTCACCGTGCAAACCCCGACCGGTCCCGTCACCGGCACCCTCGAATCGTATCAACCCGGGCAGAAAGATTCGTGGGAAGCCCGCGTGCTCTCCGACGATGGCCAGTATTACCACTACACCGACAAGGACGGCGTGACCATCACGCCGGAAGGTCCGGCGCCGGGCGAAACACCGCTGGCCAGCGAGCCGGCACCGCTGCCGGATGAAGAACCGATGGCCAGCGACACGCTGAGCCCCTTCGAGCGCAACCAACTGCGCGCTGCCGGCTACGACGATGATCAACTGGGCGCGATGACGGCCGAAGAGGGCCAACAAGCCCTGTGGCAGATGGAGTTGGACGGCTCGCACATTCCGACCCTGACCGACAAGGTGGACATTCCCACCTTGACCGACCGTGTGGACGGCCCGATTCCAACCCTGACCGACGTCGTGAAAAAGGGCGTGGACATTCCGACCCTCACGGACGTCGTGAAGCCTGGCCCGATCCCGACCCTCACGGACGTTGTGAAAAAAGGCGTGGAAATCCCCATCCTTCACGATGAGGTGGAAGTCCCGACGCTGACGGACGTGGTGAAAAAGGGTGTGGAAATTCCGACCCTGACCGAGGAAGTGCCGACCCTGAAGAACGTGGTCGCGCCGCCCGGCACCCCGGACTACACGGCGATGGACTTCCCGCAGTTGCGCGCCGCACTGAAGGAAACCGCCGCCGAAATCAAGGCTGCGCCGAAAAACGCCTCTCTCCAGGTGAAGCGCAAGGCGATTGAAAAGGCGATCCTCGCCAAGTCCAAAGAGGTGGCCAAGCCTGCTGAGCCGGCGAAAGCCGAAGAGCCACCGGCAAAAGCCGAAGAACCCGTGGCGAATGTGGCGAAAGCGGCGAAAACCGAAGAGGCGACCAAGCCCGTCAAGTGGTTTGGCAGCCGCGCCAAGGCCGAAGGCTACATCTTCGCCAAAGACATGCGCGACACCCATGAAGTGGTCGACGTGGGCAAGTCGCGCTTTGAAGTGCGCGAAATTGGCCAGGCTGAGCCGGTCGAGGCTGAACCGGCCGGCAAGCCGGACTCCCGTGCGGAGCGCAGAAAGCTGCCTTCGGCGGTAGAGGGTGAATTGCATACGGCACTTCACACGCTGAACATGGCCGAGGAACGCCTAAAGCGTGCGTTCAGGGCACGCGGCAAAGATGACCCGGTGGTTCAGGCGTTGGTGGAAGAGTTGCGCCCCGGCATTGCCAAGGCCCGCGAAACCCTGCGCAAGGTCGAGCGCAGCGCGGTCGAAAGCGGCGCCGACTACAACAAGGTGCTCGCTGAAACCGATGGCGTACCCGACCTGTCGGCTTATGGCCTCGATGATAGTCCTGCCGAAGCCACTCCCAAAGCCAAGCCGGTCGAAGCAGCCCCCGCCGTGGAAAAGGCCGCCGCCAAGACCCCGCAGCAGAAGGCCAAAGTCCTCAAGGCCAAGCGCCAAGAGGAAACCCGCGTCACGCTGGGCGTGAAGGAAGGCGAGAAGTTCACCATGTCGGCCGACGTCGGTTATGCCACGGCCGGGCGCACTTACACCCTGGACACGATCGGCAGCGATGGTGTCGCCTACGTCAGCGGCGAAGGCGGCAGCACCACCAACCTGTCGCGTGCTGACCTGATCAGCGCCGTCAACAAAGGCGTGACCTTCAGCAAGATCGGCGAGGCCAGCAACACTGAACAGCCGGCCAAACCCAAGGCACCGGAAAGCACCGCGCCCGAGCATGCCCATGTCGGTGTCGACGATCGCGAGCTGGGCGAGATTGTGGCCGAGTTCGACGCCGCGCTGGAGGAATCGCAAGATCCCGACGACCAGGTACATCACCTGTTCGATGCGCCGGCCAAAAACGAAGTGGTACGCCTGAAGGACAAGGCGATGGTCTACCAAAAGGACCACGGGTGGATGACGCTGGACGAGGCCAAGGCGCAAATTGCCGAGTGGAAGGCGCACACCAACGCGCAATACGACGACCAAGACAGCCGTATTGCCAACAGCGAGCGGGTGGTGTTGTCGTTCTTCGACCTGTCGGGCAAGTGGTCCCAACCATGGGAAGAGGCCGGTTATCAAGTCTACCGGTTCGACATCCAGGACGACCCGGTAATGGGCGACGTTCACAATTTCTCGACCGAGTTTTTCAACGACTGGTTTGGCAACTTCGAGGGCCAGGACGTCTACGCCATTCTGTCGGCCAACCCTTGCACTGACTTTGCCGTGTCGGGAGCGCGCCACTTTGCCGCCAAGGATGCGGACGGGCGCACCGTCGCCTCGGTCAAGCTGGTTCATCAGACCTTGGCCGCCATCGAGTATTTCAAGCCGGCGATTTGGGCGATTGAAAACCCGGTCGGGCGCATCGAGAAACTGGGCAGCCTGCCGCCTTGGCGCCTGTCGTTCGACCCGTATCACCTGGGCGACCCCTACACCAAGAAGACCTTGATTTGGGGCCGCTTCAACGCTGACCTGCCAGTTGCCCCGGTGGAGCCTACCGAAGGCTCGAAAATGCACAGCCAGTACGGTGGCAAGAGCATCGCTACCAAAAACGCGCGCAGTGCGACCCCGGAGGGTTTCTCCTACGGCTTCTTCATGGCCAACAACGCCATTGATAACCCGGTCATGGCGATCAGCAACAAATACGATCGTCTTGACCCGGACGCGATCGCGGGTGCCGTCGACGCCGGCATGACCGAGCAAGACATCGATGAGGTGGTGGAAGACTTCTACTACCAAGACCTCGATGACGAGGCCGCCAACGAGGCGCTGCGCGAAGCCACTGCCGAGCGCACCGACGAGGATGTCGAAGACGCCGAAGTGGTTGAACCGGCCGAAGCGCCGGCCGCTGAGCCTGAACCGGGCGACCTGATTGGCCAGGAAATCGAGAAGGCCAAGCAGCGCATGATGCGGCTGCGCCGTGAAGGTGCTGATCAGACCAAGTTGCTTGCCGCAGAAACCCGGCTGCGCAAAATGCGCACGGCCGCCGTTCAAGCGGACGACTGGATCGAGGCCGCCCGTGCGGGTGATGAAAGCGCGCTGGCCAAGCTGGAAGAGGCTGGTTTTGCCGATACCGCCGACGCCTTGCGTGCCGAGCTGCCGGCCAAACCGGCCGCGAAACCCACGAAGGCGAAGCCAGCACCGAAAGCGAAAGAGCCGAAGCCGCTCAAAAATGCCACCCCTCAAGAGGGCGCATCGCGAGAACAAACGGAACAGGCGATCAACGTGGTGCAAAACTACGTCGACGGCAAGATCAGCAAAGAGGCCATGCTGAGCCAGTTGGAGCCGCTGAACCTGACTGAAGGGCAGGCCGGATCGGTCATGTATCGTTTGCAGGATGACGTGAGCGCCGCCGACATTCGCCGCGTGGTAGCCGGGCCAACCCAACCGGCGCCGGCACCGAAAAAAGGCCCGAAAGCGCTGGGCAAAAACAGCGACGGCAAGGTGGTATTCGAAGACGAGAACGGCGTGCGTTCCGTGGCCGATAGCGGTGTGCGCATCGAGGAGAAGGTGACACTGCGCCCAACCCGTCAAGGCATGCAGATGTCGGTCGACAACCGCGAAGACCGGTTCAAGACCACCGAAGAGCTGGCCGCCGAGCAGGCGCAAGCGGCACCGAAGCCGGTCGAAAATACGATTTTCACCGAGGACGCCGCCGCCAAGGCCCGCGCCATCCTGAAAGCCAAGCTCAACGGCTCGCAGTTGAACAGCGGGATTGACCCGGAAATCTTGCAGGCAGGCATCACGCTGGCCGGCTACCATATCGAAAAAGGGGCGCGCTCCTTTGCCGCTTATGCCAAGGCCATGGTCGAAGACCTGGGCGACGTGGTAAAACCGTACCTGAAGTCGTGGTACATGGGCGTTAAATACGACCCGCGTGCCACCGGCTTTACCGGCATGAGCAGTGCCGGCGACGTGGAAGACTTCGACGTCGATGCCGTTAACACCGATGAGGCAACACCTGATGACATCAGCACAGCTAAGGCAGATGGTTCTGCAAATGCTGACGGACAGCAACCCGACGACCGTCAAGCGGATGGAACGAGCGGGAACACTGGTGCCGTTGGTAAACGGCCTGATGGCGGACTACGCGGAGAGCGTGGAGAGCGCCCGGCAGATGGCGCTAAGCCAACAAGCGGGAAATCGCGACCTGGACAAACTGAACTACCAGTTTCAGACGATTCCCGAAGTGGCCCTGCAACAGGTGCAAGAGCGGATCAACGCAACTACCGGATTCAGCCAGGCGAGCTGAAGCGCACCGGTTCGTGGAAAGCCACGGCCGAGCAGAACGTCAAAATCGTTGAGCTGGTCAAGCAGATCCTGAGCGAGAATCGCCAGGCCACGCCGGAAGAAAAGGCGCTGCTGACCAAGTTTACCGGCTGGGGCGCCTCGGAAATCGCCAACGGCGTGTTCCCTGACAAGTACGGTCGCTACAAAGACCCGAGCTGGCAAGCGCTGGGCGAACGCCTGAAAGCGGCGATGACCCCGGAAGAATACGCCCAAGCCCGCCGTTCGACCCAATACGCGCACTACACCAGCGAGCCCATCATCCGCAGCGTCTACGCCGCGCTGGATCGCCTGGGCTTCAACGGTGGCCAAGTGTTGGAGCCGGGCATGGGTATCGGCCTGTTCAACGGCCTGATGCCGGACGCGATCGCCAGCAACAGCTCCTACACGGGTGTCGAGTACGACACCTTCACCGGCAACATCGGCAAGTTGCTGTACCCGCAAAGCAACATCCTCATCGGCGATTACGCGCAGACCAAGTTGCCGCGTGACTTCTTCGACGCTGCGATCGGCAACCCGCCATTCAGCCAGACCAAGGTTCAGGGCGACCCCGAGTACCGCAAACAAGCGTTCTTGCTCCATGACTACTTCTTTGCCAAGACCATCGACCGCGTGAAACCGGGCGGCCTGCTGGTGTTCGTCACCAGCAAGGGCACCATGGACAAGGCCAGCGATCGAGCGCGCAAGTACCTGATGGAACGGGCCGACCTGGTGGGTGCGATCCGCCTGCCGCAGACCGCGTTCAAGGACAACGCCGGCACCGAAGTGGTCACGGACGTGATTTTCCTGCGCAAACGCGACACCGACGAGTTGCCGCTGGGCAAGGAGTGGGGCGGCCTCGCCGAAGTGCCGACCGCGCAAGGCCCGGCGATGGTCAACCAATACTTCGCCGCACACCCGGAAATGGTCCTCGGCCGTCACGCCAAGACCGGCAGCATGTACCGTGCTGACGAATACACCGTGGAGCCGATCGAGGGCGGCGACATCGAGCAGCAGTTCGCCAAGGCGATCGAGAACCTGCCGGAAAACATCTACCGGCCACCACAAGGCAGCCCGGCCGAAGCGGCCGCCGTGCAACGGCGCGACTACGACCCGAAAATCAAGAAGGAAGGCGGGGTATACGTCGCGGACGACGGCACGCTGATGCAAGTCAGCAGTGGCCAAGGTACGCCGCTGGTCAATCGCATGGGCAGCAACGGCCAGGACATCGACCTCAAGCCGCGTGAAGTGGAGTGGTTGAAAGGCTGGGCCGGCGTGCGTGATGCGCTGAAACAGGCGCAATACGACCAGTTGAACGACGGCCCGTGGGAGAAGTCGCTGAAGGCCTTGAACAAGACCTACGACGCCTTCACCAAAACCCACGGCCCGCTGATGTCGCACACCATCAGCGAGCGTGAGAGCGAGAACGAAGACGGCACCGTCACCACCACCGTCATGCGCCGCTTCAAGAATGACCCGTTGATTCGTCTGGATGTCGAGGGGCCGCTGGCTTCTGCCCTGGAGAACTACGACACCGAGGGCAACATCAGCAAGGCGCCGGTCCTGCTTGGTCGCACCATCAACAAGCCAAGCGCGCCGACCATCACCAGCACGCAGGACGCGATGTTTGTCTCGCTCAACGATCTTGGCCGCTTTGACCTGGCGCACGTCGCCAAGTTGGCCGGCAAGACCGAGGCCGAAGCCATCGACGAGCTGGGCACGGCGATCTATCAAGACCCGTCTGCCGGCTGGACAACGGCCGACGACTACCTGTCGGGCAACGTGCGCCGCAAACTCCATGAAGCCGAAGCCGCGGCGCGCCTGAACAAGGACTACGCACGCAACGTCGAGCCGTTGAAGAACGTGCAACCGCGTGCCTTGGCCCCGCAGGACATCACCGTACAACTGGGCTCCGCATGGGTGCCACCGACCGACATCGAGAACTTTGCCGCCGAAGTCATGGGCGAGAAGTACAGCATCCGCTACCTGCCGAAGGCGGCGCAGTGGACCGTCGACGGTGCGTCAAGCCGTGTCTCGGAGTGGGGCACGGGTGACAAGAAGTCGGGCGACATCCTTGAAGGCGTGTTGAACAACCGCCAGATGAAGGTCACGTACAAGGACGCGGAAGGCAAGACCCACACCGACGCCGAAGGCACGGAGAAGGTCAACGACATCGCCAAGAAACTGCGCGCCGAGTTCAAGCGCTGGATTTGGAAGGACAAGCACCGCGCTGACCGGCTGGCCACCTACTACAACGAAAGCTACAACAACATCGCGCCGCGTGAGTTCGACGGCAGCCACCTGACCCTGCCCGGCGTGTCGGCGCGCTTTAACTTGCGTCCGCACCAGAAGCGCGGCATCTGGCGCACCATTCAGCAGGGCGACACCTACTACGCGCACGCGGTCGGTGCCGGCAAGACCTTCACCATGATCGCGGCCGGCATGGAAGAGCGCCGCCTGGGCTTGTCCAAGAAGCCGATGTACGTGGTGCCCAACCATATGCTCGCGCAATTCTCCAAAGAGTTCCTGGAGCTGTACCCGACTGCGCAGATCATGGTCGCGGATGAACAGAATTTTCACACCAACAACCGCCGCAAGTTCGTCGCGCAAGCGGCCTTGAACGACCCGGACGCGATCGTTATCACCCACTCGGCCTTCGGGCGCATTGGCATGAGCCCCGAGTTCAGCCAGCGCTTTATCACCGAGCAGATTGACGATTGGAAAGCGGCACTGGACGAGGCCGACAAGAGCGATCGTGTCACCGTCAAACACATCGAGGCGGCCATCGAGCGGCTGGAAAACCGCCTGAAGAAGATCATTGCCGGCGAAGACAAGGACAAGGTGCTCAACTTTGAAGACCTGGGCGTGGATCGCCTGTTTGTCGACGAAGGCCATGAGTTCCGCAAGCTGGATTTCCCGACCAATCGCGGCAGCGTGAAGGGCATCACGTCCAAAGGTTCGCAGCGCGCCATGGACCTGTACATGAAGGTCAGCCACCTGCGCGAGAAAAACCCGGGGCGTGCCCTGGTGATGGCTTCGGGTACGCCCGTGACCAACACCATGGGCGAGCTGTTCACCGTGCAACGCTTCTTCCAGCCGGAACAACTGGAAGAAGACGGCGACGGCACCTTTGACGCATGGGCCAACCACTACGGCGAAGTCGTGGACGGGTTGGAGCAGAACGCGGCCGGGGGCTATGAATCGGTGGCCCGCTTCGCCAAGTTCATCAACGTGCCGGAACTGATGAGCCGTGTCCGCTCCTTCATGGACATTCTGACCAGCAACCAACTGGGCGACCTGGTGGTGCGCCCCGACGTCGAGGGCGGCGGCCGCAACATCATGGTCACGCCGACACCTGACGGGTACAAGGCCTACCAAAAAGACCTGGAAAACCGGATCAAGGCCATCCGCGCACGCAAAGGCCCACCGAAAGCCGGCGACGACATCATCCTGAGCGTGATTTCGGACGGGCGTTTCTCGGCGATCGACATGCGCTTTGTTGATCCCAAGTTGCCGAGCGACCCGAACAGCAAGCTGAACGTGGTTATCGACAACATGATCAAGGCCTACCACGACACGGCCAGCAACCAATACAGCAGCAACGGCAAGGTTGACGAGCTGCCGGGCGCCTCGCAAATGCTGTTTGTCGACATCGGGTTGGGCGAGCAGTCGGCCGAGAATCGCGGCTTCGACATGAAAGCCTGGATCAAGCGGCGCCTGATCGAGGGCGGCGTGAAGGCGGATCACATCGCGTTCATGCGCGACAACAAAGCCCACTCGAAAAAGGAACGGCTGTTTGACGACCTGCGTTCGGGCCGCAAACGCATTCTGATTGGCGGCAAGGACATGGAAACCGGCGTTAACGCGCAAAAGCGCCTGAGCCACCTTCACCACCTGGACGCGCCATGGTTCCCGGCGTCCGTCGAGCAGCGCGAAGGGCGGATCATTCGCCAAGGCAACCAGAACCTCAACGTCAACATCAATGCCTACGCCTCGAAGGGTAGCTACGACTCGACGATGTGGGGCATGAATGCCCGCAAGGCGCGCTTCATCGAGCAGGCCATGACCGGCGATACCAGCCTGCGCTCCATGGATGACGTCAGCGAAGCGAGCGCCTTTGAAATGGCCGCCGCGCTGGCTTCGGGTGATGAACGCTACCTGCAACTGGCCGGGCTCAAGGGCGACGTGGAACGCTTGAACCGCCTGTACTCGGCGCACATCGACGACCAACGCCGCCTGCGCACCGAGAAGATGGGCACCGAATCGACCCTCAAGCACAACACCCAGCAGGTGAAGGCGCTTCAGGACGCGATCGACAAGCGCGAGCCGATCAAGGCCGGCGAGTTTGCCGGGAAAGTGGGCAAAACCACCTACGACAAGCGCGACGAGTTCAGCGTGGCCTTGCACAACGAGTTCAAGGCGCTGGCCGAGTCGTACACCCCGGGCGAGCAGGTGCTGGGCAGCATCGGCGGTTTCCCGATCCTGTACAACGGCGTGGAGCTGCGCGGGGGCAACTTCGCCGCTGATGCGTCGATCGACGTTGCCGGCAACCCTGACCCGTTGATTGTGTTCCCGATCGAGCCCAACGCCGCTATCAACGGGATTGCCACCCGTGCCGCTAACCAGGTGAACGGCCTCGAATACCAGATGAGCCGGCGCAAAGAGCAGATGGCCGAGGCCGAGGACAAGCTGAAGAAGATCGATCGCCGGTTGGGCGCAGCGTTCCCGGAAATGAGCGAGCTGGCCGAGAAGCGCGAACAACTGCAAGACCTGGAAAGCGAGCTGGAAGCCGAAAGCAAGGCCAACGCGGCCGCCGAATCGGCCGGTGCCCCGGTGCCCGGCAGCGAAATCGCCGGAGCGGTGAACCCTGCCGCGAAAATGTCGGTGCGTGAAGACCTGCCGGCGACACCAGAGAGCACGGGCGTGCGCGAAGCAATCACGCGAGGCGAGTTTGGCCCGCAAGTGCGCAAGCTGATCGATGCCGGGCAGGTGGTCATTCATGACACCGAGAAAACCTTGCCAGCGTCTGCCGGCAAGGTCAGCGGCATTCAGGCCGTGACCACCCCCGATGGGGTTGTCCATCTGGTGGCCAGCAACCTGACGCCGGCCACAGCCCCGGGCGTGTTGCTCCATGAAATGTTCCACAGCGGCGCCAAGTCCCTACTCGGCACGCCACGTTGGAACGCGATGATGAATCGTTTGGACGCTTTACTGCGCCAGGCCAAGCAATCGACCGGCAAAGCCCGCAATGTCTATGACCGGGCCGCCGAGCGTGTCGCCAAGGCCCAAGCGCGTGGCGCTGTGCCGGCTGACTTGACGGCTGAAGAGTTCGGCGCCTACGCGATCGAGGAATACGAGAAGCTGCCGGCCGCGTTCAAGAAGTGGGCCGACGACGTGGTGGGCATGCTCAAACACTGGCTCCTGAATCGCTTCGGCCTGCAAGCGGGCCGCGTGACCCCGGGGCAACTGCGCGCCCTGGCCGTTGACGCTTTGCGCTCCAAGGTCGCCGAGCAAACTCACGAAGATTCAGTGATTCCAGATCCTCGCTACTCCGTGCTGTCGGATAACACCGCCTTGGCCGATGCCACGGCCGCGCTGACCGCGCCGAAGCAGATCAAGCCGGACGCCATCGGGCAATTGAGTGACGACATCGGCCGCGTGGCGAAGTTTGTCCTTCACCCTCGCCAGATCGCGTCCTTGCACAAGCCTTTCACGCCGGTCTACAACACCGCGATCCAACAGTTTGAAATGCGTGATGCGCTGATCGATGAGCTGCAACGGGACCACAAGGCCTATGACCTCCTGCCACAGGCGAGCAAAGCCAAGGTCAACGCCGTGCTGGAGCTGGGCCGCCTGTACAACGCGACCTACCACGACAAGGCGCTGAAAGCCGGCATTGCCCACACCGGCACCAAAACCGTGGTCAAGAAGGACGAGGACGGCAAGCCGTACCGCGTGCAAGAGCCGGTACAGGCGCTGCTGTCGCAACGGGGCGAAGTGCATAAGCTCAACGACGCGGAAATCGAGGCGTACCTGGGCTTGCGCGACATGTTCGACAACGCCCTGGACAAGTTCCGCGATCAAACCCTGACCGACTTCGGTTTCCCGGAACTGGCGGGCATGAAAAACCCGTCTGAAGCGCTGAAGGCCATGATCACCCCGGATATGTCGCCGCTCAAGCAAACCCGCATCGAAGGCGTGGCGCGCTTTATCGGGGAGATCGAGCAGGCCAAGCGTGGCGGGTACGTGCCGTTTGCCCGCTACGGCGATTACGTGGTCGCGGTCAAGGAACAAGAGCTGCCGCTGAACCTGATCAAGGACACGTTCAACGGTGGTTGGATCACCCGCGACCTGCCCAAGGCGTACCACCAGTTCCTCGAAGACCTGGGCGCCAAGTACGACAACTCGGAAGAGGGCTACCGCCTCGATGAGGCCCAACGCAAGGCGCTGATCGGCGAGAACGAGAAGACGGTACACAGCACCAAGGTGGAGTTCACGCTGAAAGACAAGGCGCTGATCAAGGCCGGGCGCCCGGTGCAAGAGCTGCCGAGCGTGAAAAAAGCGCTGGCCGATGCCGAGAAAATGAAGGAGGGCAAGCCGAACCGGCGCGTGGTGGCGTTTGAAGCGATCCAGAAACAGCCTGACGGCGGCGTGAAGTTGGCCGATGTCGACGCGCTGGCCGAGGTGGCCATGCTGGACACTGACACCTGGGACGCCGTGCGCGAGCAGTTGGGCGATGCGATCAAGGGCCGCTCGTTCCGCAAACACTTCTTCCAGTCCGACAACGTACCCGGCTACACCGGAGACTTTGAACGGGCGATCGCCGACTACATGGCCGGCATGTCCGGCTACCTGGCTCGCCGGCACTACAACAACGCATGGGACAACGCGCTGACCAAGGTCAAGGCGCCGCGCCTGTTCGACTACGCGAGCAAGTACCGCGCCTACGTCAACGAGCCGCATGAAGAGCTGGCCATGCTGCGCCAAGTGGGTTTCCTCTCCTACATCGCGGGTGTGCCGGCGACGGCATTTGCCAACCTGACCCAACCGCTCCTGCTGACACTGCCGGTGCTGAGCCAGATTGCCCCGCAGCACCTGGTCATGCGCGAAATGGCCCGGGCGTACAAAGATGCCCTGGCCATGGCGCGCTTGAACAAAAAGACCGGCTTGGACTTCTTCGACCCGGACGCGGCGCCGGCTGACCTGAAAGGCACCCTGCGCGAGGCGTGGGCCGAGGGCATGTTCGTGCCGCTGCAAACCTACGAAGTCATGGCCACCGCCCGTACCGGCAACGCCAAGGGCCGGAAACTGGCTCGCCGGTTTAACAAGGTGGTGGAAGCCACGGCCGCGCTGTTTTCCTTTGCCGAACGCTTGAACCGGCTGGTCACGTTCATGACGGCGGCTCGCCTGTCCCAGCGTCCAGCGGTCAAAGCCAACATGCAGAAGGTCTACGGCAAAAACCCGCTGGCCAAGGCCATGATGCGCAACTGGAGCGCCAAGGCACTGGGCGAGTTCATGATTGATGAAACCCAGTTCCGCATGGGCAAGGCCAACCGTCCGGTGGTGTCGCGTGGTGTCGGCTCTGCGCTCATGCAGTTCAAGGGCTTCATGATGCAATCGCTTGAAACCTGGTTCCGTCTGGCCACGCAAAACGGCAAGCAAGGCGTTAAGGCCGCTGCGCTGTCGATTGGCCTGATGGCACTGCTGGGCGGGTTGTGGGGCATGCCCGGGGCCGACGACCTGCGCGACATCATCGAGAAGGTGTACAAGCAGATCACCAAGCAGGACTTGGACCTCAAGACCGAGTTGCGCCAGGCGCTGTACGAGCTGACCGGGCAGCGCTGGATTGGCGAAGTCGCGAGCAAAGGCGCGACCTATCCGTTCGGCCTCGACCTGTCGCGTATCGGCATGGGCAACATCGCGCCGGACAGTCCGCTACAGATGTTCGGTATTCCCGCTGACCTGTTTATTGGGCGTGGCGGCCGGGCCTTTGAAAAAGGCTCGCACGGTGATTTTCTTGGCGCGGCCGGGGAGTTCCTGCCGAACTTCCTGAAAAATCCGATCACGGCCTACGGCTGGAGCCAAGACGGCGTGCGTGACAGCGCGGGGCGGATGTCCCTCGGGGCTGACCAGATCGGTGCCGGCGAAGTGGCGTCCAAGGCCTTGGGTTTCCAACCCACGCAGATTACCAACGTGCGTGACTACGAGTACGCCCAACGGCGCATGGAAACCGCCAACGACAAGCTGAAGGCCGATTACGTGGCGCGCATTGCCAAGGCGATCGCCACTGCCGAGAAACACCCGGATAAAGCGGCCGAGGCGCAGGCTGAACTTGCAGAGATTAACCAGGAGCTGGAAGAGCGCAACGCGAACGCCACGCCAGAGAATCAAATTCTGCTAGGGCGCACGGCGATCAAAAATCGCATTCAGCGTGAAATGGGCGGTGTTGGGGAAACATGGGGTCATGAGCGCAAACAGGCCCGGGGCGCTTCGGAGCAAATGCGCAAGGCGTTTGGGCTGAGCAAACCCGAATAACCACGTATGATGTCTCGTACCGATGGTGGACACCCGAGGGGGTCCACCAGATACGTCCTGAGAACTGGCGCGTAATCCGGCCTCGGGACGTCCAACAACGCGGCGGTGCGCGTGTTGGGCCTCTCAACGGTGACGGTCGCCACCGAATTACGCTCTAGCGACCACCATTTCCTATGCGTCGTTGTGCGCGTCCAGTTGCGCGGCGACCCACGCCTGAACTGCCGCCGAGTCCCACCCAACGGCATGCGCCCCAGCGATGCGAACCCCCTTGGGAAACCGGCCTTCTTTGATCAGGTTGTAGATTTTGGTGCGACCCAAGCCAGTTGCGGCTTTGACGTTTGGGAGACGCCAAATCACTCGCTGTGCTGTCATTTTTTTTATTTCCCTATGGCTTGCTCGGAACTGTCACGGACTTTAGCAGAAAGTCGTATGACAACGAAACAGACCATAAGTTTTACCGGTCAATCAATTATTTTCGTCCGGTCAGTCAGCTTGTTCGGGTTGCGCCCACTCATCCTCCTTGAGCACGACCTTCAAGTGGTCGGCTGAGTCCCTGTGAGTCATGACCAGGACTGGCCCCTCTTTGCCTGGCTTTTCTTCCAGGTGATATTCCGGCAGATCGTTTACTGCAATGAGCGAGCGCAAGTTCCGATTGAACTCTTTGACCTCACCAGGGCTTCCGCTTCGCTCGTAGAGCGTGGAAAACCCCCACCACGCATAATTGTTGCCCGCTGCCATGCGTGCGAGCCGGTACAGGAAGCGTCCTAACGCCGGCTCAATCAGGAAGTAATTAGGGTGAACCGTCAGCACGTCCGGCGTGGTGCCTTGGGTAATTTGCTTGTACATCCAATCTGCGACCTTTATCTCCACGCTTTCGACCTTCCCGGTCTTGGGGTTGCTGGTCAAATTGAACGGGCCAATCAGGCTTTCCGCTTTCGACCCGATCAGCTTCGTGCCACCTTTCTCCGTGGGCCGTTCGACGAGCACGGTTGTCGTGTAGAGCCGCATGAGCGCGTCTAACAATGCGGCTTTCTGCCGCCCACCGTTGTCTCTCCGGCAAAAGTTGAGTATGTCGCAAATGGCCGGCTTGAAGGTCTGCCCCGGCTTTTCACCATGGCCGTTACGGTAGCGGTTCATCGCTTCCGTCAAATGCGATACGGCCATGAGGACCACATCGTAATCCCATACGGTTGCCATGCCGTAGGCGCCGGACGACACCTCAACAATCCCGTCTGGCAAATTGTACCGGATGAGGTCTTGGGCTCGGCTGTAACGCTTGGACAGGCGAAACACTGCAACGTCCATGATTCCGCGATTGTCGCGTGTGCCGACGTCAAACAGCGCAGGGGGCAAAAAGAAATCGGGTTGTACGGCCCCTCGGGGAATGCTCCGAAGGGTGGTTGGCTTTCCACGTTTTTGCGCCGTCGCCGTCATGGATGCTTCCACGAATGCCGTCGCGAGGTCCGGGACTTCTTTTGGGGGCTCGGCCGGCTCGGGTGGCACTTCGTCGCGCTTACGGTTGCTGGAAGCCAGCCGTATTTGGCTTAGGCGTTGTTCGTGGCGATTAGTCATAGTTCTCTTCAATCAAAACCATATCAATTCATGATATAGCAGGAGCGATCAGTGGTCGCAAGAAATTACTACGGCCGGATAAGAACAATTACGGACGCATTTTCAGGTGGGTAAAAGACGTTTTTACGCACTTAGATAGGATTACTTCTTATTTGCAAGCCATATATTGCCAATTCTATTGGCAAATTTCGCCTCTAATGGGAGGTTTTCTCATCATTATCCGTCTTTTACCCACCCGATTCCGTATATTACACACCGTCACCCAAACCCGTCTTTTGCCCACCCAAACCCGTCTATTAGCCACCCAAACCCGTCTATTAGCCACCCAAAAACGTCTATTACCCACCCGTCCACAGGTTTACCCACAGGTTCCGGGGCACTGCCAGCAGGCATTTATGCGGCTTTATCCACACAGCCAAAACTTAGATAGAAAACCTATTAAAACTCTTAAAACCCTTTTTAGGCCTCGCGGCTGACCACCTGGCTTGTGGATAACCCCAAAACCGGACAGCGGACGGACAGAAACCGGCAACCGGACAAATGGCAGGAAAAGCGGGTAATCAGTACGGTGAGTGGCGCACCACCTCACTCCCCTCATAAACCGCGTTATGAGGGGAGTGCGAATTGTCATTAGCCGGTAGTGACAATTTGGTGTGGTTCAATCGGCACCACGCGGGCCTTGGTCCGTTTCACCAGCCAGGCCTGAACCTCGGGCTTCAGCTCAGCCTTGAGCACGCTGGTGCGCAGATAGGCGCTGACGCCGGGTATGCCGCATTGGGAGGGCCGGAGGAAGCGCTTGATCATGGCGTCGGTCCAACTGCGCTCTTTCTTCAAGCGCGTCTTGGAAATGTACTTGGCGTGCCACTTCTTGCTCATTTCCTCGGCTTTGCGGCGCCCAAACTCCCGGCGCTCCGCTTCCGAATACCTATGCCAACGGCCGTCATACCAGGGCATCGCTCATCCCCCACGGTTATTAATTACTAATTGGTAATTGGTAATTCGTAATTACGATCGGGCGCCTTGGCTGGTAGCGCTTTGCCAGGTCGTTTGAAGCCGGCTTTCTTCAGCGCTTTCTGGAATTGATCCATGGCCAGCCAGATGCTATTGGCCTTTTCGGTAGTCAGGTCGTCAGAAAGTCCGTCGACAGACAGCGCTTCGGTTGCTCGACAGATCGAATAAGCGACGAACGACAGACTGCTTTTTAGACTGCTAACAGACTGCCTATCTGTCCGCTCAGACAACCAATTTTTTAGCTGGTCGACTTCCTTTTCTGTTAGCTGTTTACGGACCTCATCGCAGACTGTCGACATATATCTATCCTGACTGGCGACAGTAACGCCAACCGTCCGACGTTGGAGCGGTCTGTACTCGGTCCTAATGCACAGGATCTTTTTTCCCTTTTCTCGAATTTGCATACCGATAGCCTCTCATTAAGGGGGTGTTATTTTTGGATCCATATGGCGCCCTGCGGATTGCTGCGGACATCCTTGCGCTATAGTAATCCATAATTGATAATTGGCAATTACCAATTATTAATTGGTAATTAATAATTAATAGCGAGGGAGAGGCCCATGATCACCATAGTTGGCTGCAACAAGGGCGGAGCCACCAAGACCACGACCGCTACCGGCATTGCCACAGGCTTGGCCATCCGAGGGCATGACGTGTGCCTGGTCGATGCTGACCCGCAACGCACAGCGGCCAAATGGTTCGCCGAGCGTGAGACACAAGACGTCACGACAAAATTCACTTTGATTGAGAAGCGCGACAACATCGCCAGCACGCTGCGCAACCTGAATGAAAAGTTCGATCACGTCATTGTCGACGTCGCCGGTCGCAACAGTCGCGAGCTGATCACCGGGGCGACGGTGGCCGACTTGATCATCGCCCCGCACCAATGCAGCCAGTTCGACCTCGATACCCTGGCCGAACTGCAAGAGCAGGTAATCAAAATCCGCGACCTCAATCCCACCTTGCGCGTTCAGGTTTATCAGTCGATGGCGTCGACCAACGTCAAGGTCAAGGATCGCGAGCGCGCTGAATTTCTCGAATACCTGGACGAGTTCCCCGAGTTCGAGGTGCTGAAGGCGATCGGCTATTACCGGAAAATCTACAAAGACGCGGCCTCCGAGGGGCGGTCGGTGCTGGAAGTTGGGGACAATCCTGGTGCGGATGAAATTCGCGCTTTGCTGAATGAGGTGTACGGCCATGCCTAAGCCGCCCAGCCAGACCGCCGCAGGTCGTCAAAAAGCGACACCCGATCAGGCGGAAAAACTCGCCAAGGAATTGGCCGGCAAGCCGTATGGTGGCGTTCAGGAAGTGGAGGCGAAGATGAAGAACATCAGTATCAGCTTGCCACCGGCCATGGCCGACAAGCTCCAGGACGTCGCACGGGCCAACAAACGCGGGGGCGGCGAGCTGACAACGGTGAGCGCGATCATGCGCGATGCCCTGGAGAAGGCAGGTTATTAATTATTAATTCGTAATTAATAAAACGTAATTAGTAATTAATATCGGACTGAATATCAGTCTGCCGACGGACCTTTAACGGGTTTGCCGGCAGACTGTTTGTACGTCTGTAGACAGACCACGTTAGCGCCTGTCGACGGACTGAAATCGGTTCGGTAGACAGACCATTTTTCTGGATGGCTAGCCTTGTACGCCTGAAAAGCCTGGATAACCACGGCCATTAGTGCGTGAAACTCCTTTTTGGTGATGCCGAACTGGGGTGGTAGGTCTTCAACCCCCAGCCCTTTGCCCGTGAGGCTGTTCGTGTACAGCTTCAGCGCAATGACTGTCTTCAAGGTGGCGATGTCATGGCTGGAAAACCGCTCCAAGCCGGCTAGCGTTGTGTCATTGGTGCTCATGATGTCCTCGATTGTTTACGGGGTTCGCCGGTCGCGATGGTCGCTCATCAGCGGCTTCTGGTCTGTCTTCAATTCCCACGGCCACACGGCACCACAGCGCCCGTTGGTGCAATAACGGACGAACTGTGAGGACAGATCACTGAGGGGTTCGGCGCAGGTTGGACAGCGTTTTCCTTTCGCATCGTCACACATGGTCGGCGCCTTGTCGGAAAGTGAGACAGTAGACAGACCTTAAACTTGATGTCTTAATCACGGCTTGGCATGATCTTAACCGCGTGTACGTCGCGACACTATAAAAGTCAGTTTCCTCGTTTGGGTGCCCCCCTGTAAGGATTAATGGAATGGCTCTACACACCGGATCAACATCAGGATCAGGCTTTGCCCGAATGGCGCAAATGGCCTCCCAAATTCAGGCCGCCATCGACAGCCTCCCCGCACAACCGAAACACATAAACTATGTGTCGAAGAAAAAAGAAGCCCGACGTCAGCGCCAAGAAGAAGCGCGCCGGTTGGCTGAATTAGAAGCCGCTACTCCGACTGAGATAGTGTTTGCTCTACCCGAATCCACACCCATTGACGCCTCTAAAGCCAAGCACGACCTTGAAGAATTAGAGCGCGAAATGCGTACCATGTTAGGCCTGGATAAGCCCGACCCCGTAGTCGCAGCGCCTATCCCAATTGCCAAACCCATCACAAAACCTAAGACCCTGGCTAAGCGTAAGCCTAAGCCGTCGCCCTTTGTTTCCGCGCCCGAACCTAAGCCGGTTAAGGCCGCTGCGAAACCCGCTAAACAAGCGATCAAACGTCAACTCGAAGTGCTGTTGCAAGTGCTCCGGCCTGACGGTATCGAAGTTCCGTTCTATTACTGCGATCCCGGCATTAACCACTTCGTCGCCGAAATGAATGCGGCCCGCAAGGCCCGTGGCTACGGCCTGGAAGTGCTGTCGACGATCAGCATTACCACGCAAGAATATGCGTGCCACACATAACACCACCCAAATAAGATACCCCTATAAAGGATTATCACGATGTCGTCGTTGAAGATTTCTGCATACCGCAAAGCAGAGCTGGCCTTGGCCAAACAGATTGCTGCGTTTGAGGCGATGAAAACCGATCCCGAACTGCGCAAGGAATTGGATTTCCTCGGCAAGATTGACGAGTTCCTGAAAGAACACGACATGACCCGTTCTAAGCTCCATCAGATTCTGACTATGCAATTGTCACAACCTGGTGTTGTCTCGCACAAAGCCGGGACACCTAAGCCGGCTAAGGCCGAAGCTAAAAAGCACGGCCCGTATGGTGAGCGTCCGGCTAAGGTCTTCACTAATCCGCACACTAACGAAACGATCACGGTTAAGCGCTTAGACCATGGCACCCTTAAAGCGTGGATCGCCGAATACGGTAGTGACGTGGTGGATACCTGGTTGCAAGCGGCATAAGTGAAGAGGGCGCCTATTGGCGCCCTTTTCATTAACCGGTTTTCTTGAGCAAGTTATTGATGGCGTTCAGCAGCACGTCCGGCCCGCTTTCTTTAATCGTTTCGGCGTCAATGCCTAGCGGCGCGGCGACCTCGCTGATAACTTCGGCCAAGGACAGACTAATGTCTGCCTGGCGTGTAAGGTCATGCCGCAGCGCCCGGTTCTCGACTTGCAGATCGATCAGACGTGTCATAGCCGGGACGCGATCGACCGGCAGGTCTGGCCGCTCTAACAGCAGCTTGTTGCGCACGACCATATCGGCGTGATTAGCCTTCCAGGTGGCCACTTCGTCCAGTAGCCGGTCAATGGCGGGCAGCAAATCATGCGAGTTTTCCAGCGTGTAGGGATCAATCTCCAGCATCTTGCAGATGGTGGAAAACAAACCGAACGCCTCGATCAGGTTGTCCTGGTCGGTTTGCGCCAACGCCTTGTGCTCGTCCAGCTCCGCTTGCAAGGCAGCGCATTGCAAACGCAGTTGAGCGTTTTCTGTGTCCACGATCTGGACCGACTCAAACTCTTTGTTGCACGCTTCGCGCAGCCGGGCGATTTCCAGTAGCTGTGCCTCATCGCCATTCACCACTTGGCAATGTGTCTTCACGAAACTGCGCACGGAGAGCTTGGCGATATGGCCATTCAACATACCGATCAACACGACATCAGGATCAGTACGCATTGCTGTAATGCCGTACTGCTGTAAGGCGGTTTCGTCTTCAAGATGCTTGATCCTTTGCGCTTGCTGCGCGATGGTCGCTTGCGCCGCGATCAGCTCGCCGTTGTCGCGCAGGGTCTGTTGCAGCGGGTGTAGGGATTCTTCCATGCCATGCTCCTGGTCTTTTAAACAACAAGGGCGCCCGTAGGCGCCCATTCGGTTGAAGGGTAGGTTAGTAGGAAATGCTGACGGCGGGAATCTGCCCGCGAATGATCGCGCTCATAATCTGCGTGGCCACAGCAGGGCTCAGGAACGCTTCGCGCTGACCTTCCGGAGCCACGTTGATTGCCCGCAGAGCATCGAGGGCGGCCCGGTTGATCTTGCCGCGATAGGCCTTGTCGGCGATCCGTGCGGCGTCCTCACGTTCCTGTTGCTCGCGGGCCTCGCGTTCGGTTTGCTCCTTCTTGGCCTGATCGTCGATCACCTTTTGCAAGGCTTCTTGGGTTTTGCGTGCGGTGTCTTCAGCCTCGCTCAGGCGCAGGGCGTCGGCATTGCGCTGTTGCTGTTGCTGGTTGGCCACGCGCAGGCGTTCGTCTTCGACGGCTTGATTGGCCACGGCCAGCAAGCGTGCCTGTTCTTCCAGGGCGGCAATGCGCGCACGGCCAGCCACCAGTTCGGCTTGCTCCTGGTCGTACTGTTGACGCTTGGCCAGTTGCTCGTTCAGCACGGTGATGCCGTAGGCGCGTTTGGCTTCCGCTTCTTCCAGGCGCTTGCCGAACATTTCCTCGGTCAGCGGTTCCTGTTCCAGACCGAACAAGGCACCGACAATGGTGTCGACGTCGGCATCGGCCGGGAGGGTGAAGTTCGCAACCACCTGGTCAATGGCCGATTGCACGGCGGCTTTCTCGGCCTCGCGTGCCGCGTCCCAGTCGTCTACAGGCTTGCGCACTTCATCGCGCAAGGCATCCATGGCCGCATTAAAATCGCGCAACTCGGCCTCGATTGGCTTGGTCATAGCCTTGAGCTTGCGCAGGTAATCCCGGCCAGCTTTATCGACAGCGTTTTTGGCGCTGGCTACGGACGCGGCCACCGATTTAACGCGCTTGCGGCCCTTGTCGGTGCTCAGGTCCGGGACTTCGCCAATCACGGTATCGCGGGCCAGCTCGACAAAACGGTTCAGCGCGTTGTGACCAAAGATCGACGGCGCGTTGGCTTCGCTGATGGTTTCAATCGGGATGACAACGACGTCGTTGCTGGTGTCGAGTGCGGATTCTTGTACGGTCATGGTTGTTGCCTCTATTCGGTCGGTTTCTCGGCCTTACGCGCCTCACGGGCGCGCTTGCGGGCCTCTACCCCCATTGCCCGGTGTTCTTCTTTGAACACACGGGTTGGGGCTTTGGTGCCAGGCTCTTGGGCCTGTTCTTCCTCGTACTTGAGGACGTCACTGAGTCGATAGCCTTTCTTGCCGATGTTCACCCGCTTCGGGCCTTTGCCGTTGGCGTACCAGAGTTGCAAGGTGCGCGGGGTGATGTTCCAGCGCTCAGCCAGTTCTACCTGGCTCAGCAGGCGATCTTCATTTCTATCTGTCATATACCGGTGCCTCTCCAATGGGATCGTCTTCGCCGAAATACACGGGCTCGAAGATCGATTGAGTGTGCGTTTGCGCCGCTTGTGCGGGCTGTTGCGCACGGCTGATGATGGTTTGCAGGCGTGTTGGCTGCCCGGGTTGAGCCGCGATCTTCAGCGGCTCGGGCGCGCTGTCTTGCTCCAGGTTAAATTGCAGGTTGTCGTGTTGAATGACTTGCTCCAGTTGGACGTTGGTCGGCAGTTGCTTGTAGGCACGTTTGATCACGGCCTTGATCGCAAACTGGTCTGGCCATTTTTTCCAGCCGCTGTCGGACTTGGCCATGCCGCGCACGGCGGCGATGTCGCGGGCGGTCATGACTTCGCGTTTGACGGCTCCGTTCATGAGCGTGATGACGGCGTAGGCCGCGATGATCGGGCCGGCATCGTCGGCGCCCATGTACGGCTTGTGAATGATACGCGGGGCGTCACCACGCTCGTACTCGAAAATATCCTTCTGGTACACGGCCACGCCGTCGACCATGGCCACGCCGCCTGCGCGGTAAAGAATGTCGATCAGGCCACGCACCATGGGCATGTACTGCGCTTGTTTCTCCCACTTGGGCGGTTGATTCTTGCCGGCGACGTTGCAGTTGTACGGCTGGATCAGCGCCTGCTTGCCGTCTGGCAAGAGCCCGTCCTTGGCCGCCGTCATGATGGCGCCCAGCAGGCTTTTCAGCGTGCAAGTCAGCAGTTCCGGGTTCATACCGACGACGGTAAGAGCGGTGCGAATGAAGCGGTCAGCGTCGATGCCCTGCGGCAGTTGCTTGGCAATTTGCTCGCGCTGATTGCCGGTCAGCAGTTTTTTGAAGGCATCGCCCGTCGACATGGGTACAGCGGTGTTTGCAGTCATGGAAGTGCTCCGATCAAGACTTTGAATAAATGCGCATCTGTCTGTAGCCGGCACGGCCGCCAAGACGTTGGCCAATGTGCATTGGCGTTATCAGGGTGCCGGGGCTGTCCTTGGTGGTGCCGGCACTGATGCTGTAGCCCGGCAGCAGGACTTTGGCGTAGTGACCGATCGTGGTCAGAATCTCGGCCTTGATCGTTTCCTTGATGCCCTTGGCCTTGTTGAACGCTTCGTTGGCTCGTTCGTGTGCGACCACCAGTTGCGCCAGACGGGCGTTATCGCTCAGGTCGATTGATTCGCCGTTGTCCTGGTACAGCAGCTTGGCGATGGTTTCGCCGTCGTGCGCGAAGTCCGGCGCCGGGGCGCGGCCTGCGTCGACCATCTGCCAGAACTCCCCCACCTTGTTGATGATGGCTTGGCCAATGGCGCGATCGCGCTTGCGCAGGAACGGCATCGGCGCGTTACCCCCCACCAACGGGGCGATCAGGGTCCACTCCATGTCAGCCGCTTCTTGCTGGTGTTGAACCTGCAATTCAATGTGCGGCGGCGCTTCCATGATGTGGTCGTCGCTGATCCATGCGCGCTTGAACTGCAAACCGTCGACGTTCTTGACTTCCATGATGCCCGGGCCGTTTTCACGGAAAGCATCGCGGTAGGTTTCGTCGGTGCCGCTGTAGCTGTCGTCCAGACCGATGATTTTGAAGTCGAACGATGAGCCCATGCGCAGCTCAGGGATACGGGCGTACACCTTGAACGGTTCAACCCGCAAGCCGGTGTCTTCGGCGATGCCGTAGGCAATGGCCGCTTCCAAGCGGTTGCCCCACTTGATGCGGTCATTGAGTTCAAAGTCAGTTTCGAGCTGACCGGTCTTGGCGTGAAACAGCCGGTACAGCGTGGAGTAGGGCGAGCAGCCGAACAGGGCCGCCGCTTCGGTCGACGTCACGTCGGCCTCCCGCATGGCGAGCCATTCGTCTTCAGTGTTGAAGCGGAGAAATTCCCGTTTCATGGGAGGCCTCATAGCAAAGGTATGAGGCTCCATCATCGCGCCTTTTATTCAGCGTTGCAATGCTTATTTTCGTGTTGGCATTGCATGATTTCGCTAGGCACTAGCTACGCGCCATGAGCACCGGGGTAGCCCATTCCAGGTAAACCGATTCGGCCGCGTAGGGTCCAGACAGGTTGAAGGTGCCCGATTGGTATCCACGCCTAACCGTGGCCAGCACGATTGGACCGTCTACCACCTGGGCGTAACAGAACCGACCCAACGCATCGCCGGCCACGTCCACGGGTGGCTGACAATAGAAATTCCATCCATCCAGCCAGGCATTGGCCGAGTCAGCGGTGCGCGCTTGGATCACCACCACGTCTTCGGGCAGGCCGTCAGGCGCTGGCGAATACTCTTTCTTCTTGAATACCAGCACCTCCCCATTTCCAAGCATGCAACCCACCAGGGGAATGCGCGCATCACGTCCAATGGCTATACCGGCCGCCTCGGCGACTCTGGCCAGCGGTACGCCGAAGATTTGCGCCAGTAGCGCGGCCTCATCGAGTTGCATTCTTCGCTTGTCGCTGAGCGTCAGAGACAGTTGCGAATGACCAAGGCCCATCATCGACGCGACCGTGCGCAGAGAGAGCCCATGCTGTGCCATGAGCGTTTTAAAAAAGAGTTTGTCGGTAGCCATGATAGCCTCTACATTGTTTTGGAATCGAACCGATTATTAAATAATCGGTGGTAGCAGTATGACGCCACTACGCACCATATCAAACCATTCTGATCCAGGAAGGGTAAGGAAATGACCGAACGGTTACTGAAAAAAGCCGAGGTTGAGCAAATAACCAGCCTGTCAGCCACGGAAATCCAGCGGCGCGAGAAAGATGGCACCTTCCCACGGCACCTTTCGATCAGTCCGAAACGGGTGGCGTGGATCGCGTCTGAAATCGAGGCTTGGGTACAGGCCAAAATCAAAAATGCACGGAGTAATGCGTAATGGCTCAACTGTTTGGCACCTTTCGTATCGGCAATGACCCTGAATTGCGTTACCTCCCGGACGGCACCGCCGTGACCAACCTGTCGCTGGCCAGCAACTACGGCAAGCGCGATCCCGCGACCGGCCGCCGCGAAACCCAATGGGTTGACGCGGTGTTGTGGGGCAAGCATGCGGAGTCGGTGACG